GTCGAGACCCTGACCGGCTGGGTGGCTCGATGCGTCGGCAACGCCGACTACATCCGGGCGGTGCAGAAGCTGGTGGAGCAGCACCCCGGGATCGACATGCCCGTCCCGGACCTGGTCGAGTCCTGCGGGTTCGCGATGCCCATGACCCCGGGGCCGTCCCGTGGCTGAGCCACCCGACCCGCTGCTACAGGACCTCGTCGGCTCAAGGGCGACCCTGGACCTGGTGCGCAGGGAGAACGAGCAGCTGCGCGCGCTGCTGGCCCAAGCGCTGCATCACGGCCGGCGGTGCTTCGACGAGGCACGCGAGGCGGACCGCCTCACCTCCCGCAAGGCCCTGCGGGCGACCGAGTTGGAAGCGAGGCGCATCGCGCAATGAGGTACACCACCTACCGAGGGACCGACGCCGCCGGCGAGCAGGTCACCGACGTCGCCGAGCTGGACATCGACGCGATCGAGGACATGGAGCACATCCGGGCGCTCGCCGCCGACCTGGCGGAGCGGACGGGCCTGACGGACGTGCAGCTGCTGCACGTCACGACGGAGCCGCCCCGCGAGGACGGTCCCAGTACGGGGGGCCAGCCCGGCGATCGGCCCGAAGGTGCTGGGGCGGCGACTGATTAGTCGCCGCCCCGCTCGCGCCAGTGTGTTCAGGCGGCGGCCGGCCATTCGGCGGCCGGCTCCTCGGCCGCCCACGGAGGCGGTGGCTGCTCTTCCGCGTCTCGCAGGCAGCCCTCACAGCTCCACGCGGTCACATGCCAGATGTGAACGGTGATCTGCAGGCAGTGATCGCACTCAGCTTCGTATGGCATGTCGGAACTCCCGGTCTCAGCGCCCCCTTCGTCAGGGACGTCGCTGAAGTCCTCGGCATCCCGATGGCAGAAACTCCGTTTCGCCTCACGCCATGGTGACGAGAGGCCCCTGACCAGGGGAGACTGACCAGGTGACCCAGACGACGTCCCTAGTCGACGAGCCTCCGGCCGCCCACGCCCCGGCCGGCTTCCTTGCGGAGAGGCTCCGCGCTCGCCTGGCGTGGGCGAACCGGATGCTCGACGGCGAAGAGGGCAGCCCCGACGTCCGCGGGGTCGCGGCGTTCGCCCTGCACGACGTCCCGGCGCAGCTGGGGCTGCTCGCGCAGGAGCCCCCGGACTGGGTGGTGCTGCAGCTGCTGCAGGCGTACCGGGACCACCGGCGGTTCCGCCCGGAGTGGCTGCTGCCCGACCGCTGACCGGGCCGGCGCTCGCCGGTCAGCTGGCCTTGGTCGACGAGCTGCTGCTGGACGAGCTGGACGACGAGCTGCTGGACGAGCTGGACTGCGACGGCTTGCGCGTTGTGCTGCTGGTGGTCGGGGTGGTGAACCGCGTGACGGTCGACGTCTCGGTCACGTCCGGCGGCGTGACGTGCACTGTGGTTGTCGCCGTGACCTGCTTCTTGACCGTCACCGTTGTGCGTGCGGTGGGCCCTCCCGGGGCCTGCACCCACTGCACGTGCGTCCTGGTCGACGTCGTGGTCGCCGTCGGTGCTGCGACGTCCGCGGCCTGGGCGACCTCGGTGGCGGTCACGCTCGGGCTCTCCGACGTCTGGGAGTCGGCGGGCAGCTCGGTGGGTGCCGCCTTCCCTCCGGTCGAGCACGCCGCGAGGGTCGCGGCGGTCACGACGATGAGGGCGAAGGTGCGGGGGCGGGGGAGCATCGATCCTCCAGAGTGATCGGCTGAGTGCACGCTGCCAGGCAACTGATGCGGATGGGTGACGATTGGTTCCCGTGACCCCCGCACGGGGGACAAGACACCGAGCAACCTCCGGGCCTGGACAGCACGATGCCCCGCCACCGGTCACCCAGGGGCGGGGCATCGTCGCGTCGGCTCGGCTACTCGCCCGTCGCCGCCGTACCCGCGGAGCAGCGGGCGATGATCTCGTCGTTCATGCTGCGGCCGGCCGCGGCCGCGGCACGCTCCAGGTCGTCGCGCAGGGACTCGGGCAGGCGCAGCGGGAACCGCACGAGCTGTTCGCCGTGCTTGAGGGGCTGCCCCCGGCCGCGCCGCGGCGCAGGGCCGATGGCCTCCAGGGCTGCGGCGCGCTCGGCTCCCGGCTTGGTGGTGACGGGGCGGCCGGTGGCGGCGCGGGCCAGCTGCAGCCACAGCCGGGCCGTGGTCTCGGGCTCCACGTGGTCGGTGAGCACCGCGTCGAGAGCGGCGACGAGGGCGTGCGCTCGGGGGATCCGGTCCGCCTCGGGCAGGTCCCGGATGGCGGCGACCGCTCGGGACGCCTCGGTGAGGGTGGTCACGAGACGAACCGTCCGGCGCCCTCGCAGACCTCCCAGAACTTCACGTGGATCACGGGGCGGCCGGTGGTGCGCCGCAGCGCGCCCATCGCCAGGCCGACCTCGCGGCCGGCCAGGTCGCCGTCGCTGGTGACGTAGGTGGCGCCGGGGGTGGAGGCGGTCGCCGGCGTGTGGCGGGTCTCGGCGACGATCACGCCCTTGTCGGTGACGATGCAGCCGCGGCGGGAGTCGCCGATCTCGCGGGCCTGCTCGGCCCAGGTGGCGAGGGGCCCGCTGTTGTCGGGGTTGCCCCCGGCCTTGGCGAAGGCCGCGCGGGCCTTGTCGACGAAGTATCCGCTGGTCATGGCTGCTCCCTGACGACGTCCCGATTTCCTGACATCACGTATTTAACCCCTCCCCATTATGTGGTGTCAAGTATTCGCGTGGAGGGGCACCGGCTCGCCACCCCTGATCCACACCCCCCCGGGCGCTACCCTGTGCCCGGGGTCGGGTCCGTATCACTGCGGACCTGGAGGCAGGCGTGTCGGCATCCGACGCCCCGACCACGGAACTGGGTGCCCTCGGCGGCGACGTCTGGTCGCACTGGCAGGGCGTCTGGGACCCCACCGAGCACGTCCCCGCGCTCGCCTGGCCGACCAGCACGCTGACCTACGCCAAGATGCGCCGCGACCCCGTGCTGGCCAGCGTGCTCGCGGCGTACGTGACGCCGATCGTCGAGGCCCGCTGGGCGATCGACCCGCGCGGCGCGTCCGCGAAGATGACCAAGCTGTGCGCTGATTCCCTCGGCCTGCCGATCCTGGGGAAGGACGACAAGCCCGGCCCGGTCCGCCGCCGCGGCGTCCAGTGGCTCACGTACCTCCGCCTCGCCGTCGCCGGGAAGCTCACCTGGGGGCACATGCCCTTCGAGCCCGTCTACGAGATCCGGGACGGCGCCGCGGTGCTCGCGTCTCTCGACGAGCGGCTCCCGCCCAGCATCACCGAGATCGAAGTCGACGACGTCGGCCGGCTCTCGGGGATCTGGCAGAACGTCTCCGCGAAGAACCCCCGCGGCGCCCACATCCCCGCCGACCGGCTGCTGTGGCACGACTACCAGCGGGAAGGCGCGATGTGGCAGGGGAACAGCCTGCTCCGCCCCGCCTACGCCCCCTGGCTGATCAAGCAGGACATCCTGCGGGTCACCGCCACCAGCCACCGCCGGTGGGGCGCCGGCGTGCCCGTCGCGAAGCCGCGGCCCGGCACGCAGCCCACCGAGGCGCAGATGCGCTCGGCGCAGGCCATGGCGTCCGCCGCCCGGGCGGGGGAGACCGCCGGTGCCGTCGCGCCGCCCGACTTCGACCTGGCGATCCTCGGCATCCAGGGCACCATGCCCGACGGGCCCGCGTTCCTGCGGTACCTGGACGAGCAGATGGGCCGGATGGCCTTGTCGTCCGTCCTCGACCTCGGGTCGACGTCGAACGGGTCCCGCGCGCTCGGCAGCGTGTTCGCCGACCTGCTCACCGGTGCCGTGCGCTCGCTGGCCCGGGAGACCGCCGAGCTGTCCACCCAGCTGTGCGTCCGCCTGGTCGACTTCAACGCGGGTGAGGACGCGCTGGTCCCCGCTGTCGTCGCCGCCGACGTCGGGACGTCACGGCAGCAGATCGCGCAGGTCATCACCGACATGATCAGCAAGGGTGCGATCACCGCGGACGAAGACCTGGAGGCGTGGATCCGGCAGGCGTTCGACCTGCCCAAGATGGTCGAGAAGGCCCCCGCGCTCCCCGGGCCGCCGGTACCGCCCAACCCCGCCGACCCCACGGACCCTCCCGACCCGGCCGCCGGCGACCCCACCGCGGACCCGACCACCGACCCGGCCGGTACGCCGCCGCCCGCCAAGGCCCCCGCGAAGACCGCGAAGGCCCCCGCACCGGTCAAGGCCTCGGCCGCGCCGCGGCGGCCGGCCAGCATCGCGCTCGCCCACGGCCGCGCTCGCCTCGCCACCGCACGCCCCCACGCCGTCCGCGCCGCAGCCGCAGCCCCAGCACCCCGGGAACTGACCCCCGAAGAGGAAGCCGCCGGCGTCGACCCGCAGGCCCAGAACGACGCCCAGGCCGCCGTCCTCGCCGTCCTGCTCGCCGCATGGCTGGCCATCCGCGACGACCAGGAAACCAGCCTCATCGCGCAGATCCGCGCCGCCACCACCCTCACCGACCTCACCACCCTCACCATCGACACCCAGGACGCCGCCGACGTCCTCGGCGCCGCGATGCTCGAGGCCGCCGACCACGGCACGCAGCTGGCGCTCCTGGAGGCCGCGCACCAGGACGTCGACATCACCCCGGCCGTCGTCGACGTCGACGTCGTGCAGGCCCGCGCTGATGCGCTCGCCGCGGTGATGGGGCAGGGCACCGCGACCGCTGCAGTGCGTGAGGCGGTGCGGCTCGCTGGGGACGGCGCCGACATGGCGGTCGTCGCGGCCGGGGTGGAGGAGTTCCTCGCCCAGCAGACCGGCGCCGGTGGTGCGGGGGTCGACACGCAGCTGGCGGGGGCGGTGCACACCGGGATCAGCCTCGGCCGCGCCGCGGTCCTGTCCCGCGCGCCGACCACCGCGGTGTTCTTCGCCTCGGAGATCCTCGACACGGCGACGTGCCGGCAGAAGCCGGGGGACCCGATCCCTCGGTGCTGGGAGATCGACGGCCACCAGTACCCGACCTGGGAGGCCGCCGTCGGCGACTACCCGACCGGCCAGTACTGGGCGTGCCTCGGCCGCCAACGATGCCGCGGCCTCATCTTCGCGTCGTACATGGGCCCGGCCACCGACCCGACCGCGGGAGCGTGAGCATGAGCGCACTGGTCACCATCGAGGCGGTGCCGATCGCGAAGGTCGGGACGTGGCGGGCCTCCACCGGCGAGGTGGAGCTGACCACGGCCCACTTCGAGGACGCCGTCCGGGCCCAGCACGACCCGGTGTTCCGGTGGGGCGTCATCAAGCTCGGCCACGACGACCCTCGCTTCAACGGCCCGGACGGCGACGGGGAGCCGGCGGTCGGCCAGGTCGTGAACCTGCGGGTCACCCCGGACGGGCAGACGCTGCTCGCCGACCTCGTGGGTGTCCCCGCCTGGCTCGCCACGATCATGGCGTCCGCGTACCCGTCCCGGTCGATGGAGGCCGATCTCGGCGTCCAGACCACCAGCGGCGCCACCTACTCGATGGTCGTGACCGGCCTCGCGCTGCTTGGTGTCGCCCGGCCCGCGATCGAGTCCCTCGGCGACATCGCCCAGCTGTACCAGGTCCCCACGGACGTCGGGTCCTGGACGTCGGCCGCCACGGTGGCGGCCTCTCTCCCGATGGAGGTCACCGTGCCGCAGCGCCGGCTCGGGCAGGTCGTCCTGTCCGCGAGCATCGACGAGCTGGTCACCGCGGCCGAGTCGTGGGCCCGCGACCAGCCCACCCTCGGTGACGCCTACATCCGCGACGTCTACACCGACTATCTGGTGATGTCAGTGTGGCTAGCGGGCGGCGAGAACCGCCTCTACCGCGTCGACTGGTCCGAGAGCACCGACGGAACCTTCGCGTTCGGCACGCCGGTGCGCGTTCGGCAGACGTACGAGGCGATCCCGGAGGCCACCACGAGCGTCGCCGCGTCCGCAGCCATGGGCCTGCTCGCTTGCGACGTTATGGCCCGTCGCTACCACGATGAGCGGTCCGAGGCGGTACTCTCGCGGCGGGGTCGGGATGTGACCACCACCGGTGCACATCCTGAGGAGACGCACGTGCCACTTCCGTCCGCCATCGCGGCGGCCCTGGGGTTGGCGGACGACGTGGACGACGCGACGGCCCTGGCGGCCATCGAGGCGCTGCGAACCGCACCCACGCCGCCCACCGAGCCGGAGGGCGGCACGCCGCCCGCCCCGACCATCCAGACCACGCCGGCCCCCGTCGCCGACGTCCAGGCCCTCGTGCAGCAGCAGGTCGCCGCCGCGCTCGGCCCGGTCATGGCGACCGTCCGGGAGCAGTCCACCGAGCTGGCCACCCTCCGTCAGGAGCGCGCCACCTCCACCCGGGACACGGTCATCCAGGCCGCCCTCAACCGTGGCGCCATCGCCCCGGCCGCAGCCGAGACGTGGCGCAAGCGGTACGACGAGCACCCGGGCATCACCACCGAGCTGCTCGCCGAGAAGGCCGACGGCGAGGCGGTCCCGCTGCGCGCGTCCGGGCACCTCGGTGAGATCCCCGACTCCACGGTCGACGCCGAGTGGGCGAAGGTCGCGGCGTCGCTGGGGGTGATCCAGGGTGGCTGACTACGCACCGATTCTGGAGGGCACCCCGCCGGCGACGTACACCGTCGGCGCGACCGCCGTCACCGGCGGCGACGCCGTCTACCTGTCGGCCACCGCGGGCAGCAACAGCAACGGCACCGTGCTGACGACCACCGCGGCGACCGTCGCGTTCGTCGGGGTCGCAGCCCATGACGCCGCGATCGGCGCCCGCGTGACCGTCCTGTCGGGCGGCATCCAGGAGATGACCTCCGGCGGCTCGATCACGTTCGGGACCAGCGTGAAGACCGGCGCCAGCGGCCGGGTCGTCACGTGGGTGTCCGGCACCGACGCCGCGGACCTGGCCATCGGACTCGCTCTCACGGGCACGGGTGCCGCCGGCAACCCCGTCCGCGTGAAGCTCTACCGCTGAAAGGGCGGGCTGACACATGCCGTACATCTACCCGCCCGCCCAGGGCACCCTCACCGGCGATGTCTACTCCGCCAGCCGGTTCCTGGAGCAGCCCACGCTCGTGCAGCGTGCGCTCCGCTCGATGACCGCGCAGCGGTTCATCGCCGACGCATTGCTCGCCGGCCGCGTCCAGGCCAGCGGCGGCGGCATCCTCTACGAGGTCTCCGAGGGCCTCTACACCTCCCGCACGCCGGAGGGTGTGGCCCCGGGGTCGAAGTACCCGCAGGCCACCGCCACCACCGGTGCGGCCGCGCTCGCGGCGGTCACCAAGTGGGGCCAGGCGATCCCGATCACCGACGAAGAGATCTCCCGGGCGCCGGGGATCGACACGGCCCGCAAGGCGCTGCTGAAGCTGGTCAACCAGCTCGTCAAGACCATCGACGGGATCTTCCTCGCGGCGCTCGGCGCGGCGATCACGCAGACCCAGGCGGTGAACGGCACCGCGTGGAACGGCGCGACCCCGCAGATGCTGCTCGACATCAACCTGGCCAAGGCGAAGATCATCACGCTGAACCAGGGGTACGACCCCGACACGATCGTCCTCGACGACATCCGGTACGCCGAGGTCACATCCAACAAGGACCTGCTGGCCGGCCTGACGCGCGAGCAGATGTCCGCACCGACCGCCTCCGGAGAGATCGTGAAGCTCTCGGCGTGCCGGATCCTGCCGACCCCGAACCTCCCCGCCGGGGTCAACGCCATGGTCGTCGACTCCCAGATGCTCGGCTCGGTCGGCTACGAACGGATCCAGAGCCCCGGCTACCAGGGCGACCCGGCGAACGGGGTCGAGTCGAAGCTCATCCGCAAGGACGACGAGGACCGGTGGCTCATCCAGGGCCGTCGTCCCGTCGTGCCCGTCGTCCAGGAGCCGGGCGCCGGCTGCGTCATCACCGGCACCTGACCGAGCCCGGGTGCGGGTCCCCTCCCCGAGCGGGGACCCGCACCCGCCCACCCGGCACCGACACGACCCGAGACGAGGACCCGATGGCAGCAGGAGCACGTACCGCGGCCGCCGCGACGCCGCCGGCGCCGCCCGCAGACGACCAGAACCCGCCGGCCCCGACCGACGAGCAGGCCGCCCCCGAGGCACCCGAGGCGGTCGAGGCCCCGACCCACTTCAACGCCTACCCCGCCCGGATCGCGGTCACGCTCGCACTGAAGGACGGCGAGGACCCGAACGCGGAGCGGACCCGCGTCATCGTCCCGCCCGGCCGCGACATCCCCGCGGACGTCGACCCGGTGGCGCTGGCCGACCTGATCGCCATCGGCTACGCGAAGGCCAAGGCGGCCTCCTGATCGTCCCGCCCGGGGGTCTGTGACGCGACCCCGACCCCAAGTCCTGGACTTGCCGAGCTGGTCCCCGGGCGGGACCCCACCACCATCCACCTCGATCCCGCAGAGGGAGACCCGGTGTACCTGTTCCTCGGCACACGACGTGCCTTCAACGACCCCTCCCAGCACGAGGACGGCACCGCGAAGACCCTCGACGAGCGGGACATCCTCGACATGAAGAGCCGCGTCGAGATCACGTTCCCGGCCGGAGTCCCGTTCTCCGAGGCGTTCGTGACCGTGACGTCACCGACCGGGGTGTGGGCGAACCAGTCCCCGGACGCCGCGCCCGCCTGGGTGGCGTCCGACGACGAGGACCTGGCCCGCCTGGTGTCCCGCCACTTCGGCGGCATCCAGGTCCGGGACCCGCTGCCCGCGGGGGAGCGGGACGAGCACGCCGGCCGCGCCCACCACTTCGAGAGCCTGGAGGGCTGAGCCGTGAAGACGTCGGGCGGGATCGACTTCGTCAGCGCGCAGGTGTCCGGTGCCGGTGGCACCGCGACGGCCGCGTACATGGGCCTCACGGCGAACTCGGCGGCGCCGGCCGCCGGCGACACGACCCTCGCCGGAGAGATCGCCACCGCGGGTGGTGGGCTGATCCGGGCGCTCGCCACCTACGCCCACACCGCGGGTACCGCGACCTACACGCTGTCGAAGACGTTCACCGCGAACGGGAACGACAGCTTGCCGGTGACGATCGCGAAGCAGGGCATCTTCACCGCCGTCACGGTCGGCACGCTGGTCTACGAGACCCTGCTCTCCGCCACGGCCACCCTGACCGCCGTCGGTGACGCGATCACGGTCACCGACACCGTCACGATCTCCTGAGGGCGGCGGTCATGGAGGAGATCCTCGCGGCGCTCGCCGAGGTCGGGCGGCGCCTGGACGAGCAGTTCGCCCAGAGCAACCCGGATCGTCTCGCGCAGACGACCGCGCACCTGGCGACGGTCCGGATGTGCGTCGAGGCGCTGTTCACCGAGACCCCGTACCGCCCCGACGAGGAGGGCTGATGTCGCGCTTCACCGCGGCGGTCGAGTCGCAGGCCGCCCAGCTGGCCGGGGCGCCGTCGGGCACCACGTTCAACGGCTACTTCGCGGCCCTCGTCGCCGGTGCTGCCGCCGGGTACGAGATTCGCCGGATCCTGCTCGGCGTGCGGGCCGGTGCGACCGTGCCGACGTCGCAGCAGATGACGGTCGCCCTGTATCGACAGACCGTCCGGGTAGCTGGCACCGGGTTCACCACGGTCGCTGGGCAGAACCTGGTGCCCCGCAACGCTGCCACGGCCATCACCGGGCTGGACGTCACCACGGCGACTGCCGCGGGGACGACGGGCCCGACGATCGGCAGCAACCCGTTGTTCAGGTTCAGCTTCAACACGCAGGCCGGCCCGATTGACCTCCCGACGGACCTGATGGAAGAGATCACCTGCGATCAGGGGACGGCCAACGGCCTGGCGTTCGTCAACATCGGCAACGCGCTCCCGCCCTCGCACCTGTTCACCCTCTCCGCGGAGTGGGAGGAGTAGACCGCCCCCCGTTCCAGCGACCGTCGGGAGGGTGAAGGCTCGTGGCCGTCATCGCGTCGGACGCCTGCAGCGGTTCGAACGGTGACGCCCCATCGAGCAGGTGGACGGGCGGGACCACCCCGACCGCCGGCGGCGCCGTCAACATCCAGTCGGGCAAGCTGCGCTTCCTCAGCGGCACCAACGCCTCCGGGGGCGCGACCGACTGTGCATCACGGGTCCTGACGGGCGTCACCGCCCAGCAGGGCATGGAGTTGCGGTGCATCGTCCGCGTCGACACGTCCGGGAACCAGTCCGGGGTGGTGCTGCGCTGCGACTCCACGCTGTCCGACGCCACGGTGTCGGGGTACGCCCTGTCGATCGACGGCGGCACCGCCCTGTCGATCATCAAGTTCACCGGTGGGACCGGGACGTTCTCGCAGCTGGCGACGACCGCGTTCACCCAGAGCCTCAGCACGGACTACTGGCTGCTCGCCCGCGTCACCGGCACATCGTCGACCCTGATCCAGGCGAAGATCTGGGCCGTCGGGACCACCGAGCCGGGCAGCTTCACCACCTCGTTCACCGACACGACGTCCCCCATCACCTCCGGTGGCATCGGCGCCGTCGTGTTCGGTGGCGGCGGGACCGCCAAGTCCCTGTCCATCGGGTCGGTCACCGTCACCGACGCCGGCGGCGGACCGATCATCCCGACCGTCGTGAAGCGGTGGTCGAGGTGGCGGCAGCACCTGGACCGCCGCGCCCGGCCCATGCTGCAGCGGATCCCCGACCAGACCGAGGCCTGGCCGACCGCCTGGGCGAACCGGGCGACCCAGCCGGCCGTGTGGCTGGCGATCGGCGACAGCATCACCGAGGGGCAGGGCGCGTCGGACCTCCCGGCCCGGTGGATCACACAGTGCCTGAACCTTCTGCGCTCGCGGGGCGGGAAGCCCACCAAGGGCGGCGCCGGGTACCTGCACGCCGCGTACTACATCTACGGCCCCGACTCGGTGTGGACGACCTTCCTCCAGTACAACGGCGGCTCGGTCGGCGGTGCCCTGTACATCCCGGCGATCGGTGGTGCTGCCGCGGCGTCCGCGGCCGACCCCGACGGCATGACGTGGACGGTCACCGGGACGAGCGTCGACCTGTGGTACGTCGAGTCCACCGCACCCGGGTTCTACTACTCGATCGACGGCGGCACCCCGGTGCTGGTCACTCCCGGGAACAACTTCCCCACCCCTCATAAGCTGCGGATCTCCCTCGGTGCGTCCGGTGTCCACACCGTCGACGTCTGGCAGACCGGCACCGGGGTCATGGGCTGGTGCGGGGTCACCGTTTACGACGGCGACGAGAACGCCGGGGTGGTCCTCATCGATGGCGGGCACGTCGCGGCGTTCACCGCGGACCCGCTCACCACCTGGGGTAACAGGTCGTCCGCCTACGACCTGATGGCGACCTACGTCCTCGCGGCCCCCGACGTCGTGACCCTGGAGCTCGGGGTCAACGACTGGTCCTCCAACGTCCCGCCGGCGACGGCAGCGGCGAACCTGTTGGTCACCATCCAGTTGCTGCAGTCGCTACCGAAGCGGCCCACGATCTGGCTCGTCGCGCCTGCCGCGTACGACGATGGCACGACCCAGACGTATCGGTGGACCGCCTACCTCGCGGCGATGCAGGCGGTGGCTGCGCAGACGGGTATCGGGTTCGTCGACGTCGGTCCGGTCCTCGGCTCGCCGACGAACACCGCGCTGTTCTCCGCCGATCAGATCCACCCGAACGACGCCGGGCACGCCCTCATGGGGCAGTTCATGTCGGGGGTCCTCGGCGGGAACCCGGACTACCCGCCCGCACCGCCGCGGCGTCGGCTGCCCCGGGCCTGGCGTCGGCGACCCACGACCACCCTGCGGCCCTTGTCGAGCGGCCCCACGGTCCCGTCGGTGACGGCCACCGAGACCCTCACCGTCACCGATACGGCGGCGCGCACCCAGGCGGGCAGCCGGGCGGTCACGGAGACCCTGACCACCAGTGAGGTCGCGACCGCGCAGCCGACCAAGCCGCGGTCGGCCGCCGACGCGATCACCACGGTCGACGTGGTGGCCCGCACCTCGACGCGCCCGCGGGCCACCACCGACACGGTGTCGATCACCGACGGTGCGGTCGCGTCGGTCACCCGTGGCCGGACCGCCGCCGACACCCTGACCACCAGCGAGGGCATCACGTGGGCGCTCGCCGCCCGCGTCGCCGCCACCGACGGCATCAGCACCAGCGAGGTCCTCACCCGCTCGCGGACGTCGACCCGGGCCGTCACCGACCAGGTGACCGTCGGGGACGTCGCGACCGGCCCGGCCATCCGCACCGGCACGACCGTCGACACCCTGCAGCTGGCCGACGCCGTCCCGGTCCGGTCGACGAACCGGCCCCGGGCCGCCGGGGACACCCTGACCATCGCGGACGCCGCCGCTCGGGCCGCGTCGACCACGACCCGGACCGTCGTCGACTCCCTGACCGCCACCGATGCCACCAGCAGGGCCACGACGGGCCCCCGCAGCACCCTGGACGCCCTGGGCGTCGCCGACGTCCTGGTGCGCGCCTGGGCGCCCGCCAGGACCACCGTGGACACCCTCGGCGCCGGCGACACGGCCCGCCTGCAGGTCTCGTTCGTCCGGACAGTCGCGGACGCCGCCGCGCTCGCCGACACCCTCACCCGGACCGTGGCCCGCCCCCGGACCGCCGGCGACACCCTCACCGTCTTCGACGCCACCGGCCGGGCCCTGACCCTCGTCCGTGGCATCACCGACCCCCTGACCCTCACCGACACTGCCGGGCAGACGATCCTGCGGGGCCGGACCATCACCGACGCCCTCACCGCCACCGACGCCGTGACCCGCGCGGTGCTCGAGCAGCGTGCCGCGGCCGACTCGTGGTCGACCAGCGACGTCACCGCCCGGTCGGTGCAGCTGGCCCGCGCCGTGCCCGAAGGCCTCGGCGTGGTCGACGTGGCCGCCCGGGCGCGCGCCGGCGGCCGGAGCGTCGTGGACGTGCTCGGCGTGGCGGACGCCGCGGCGGGGATCCGGTCCCTCGTGCGCGGCGCCGGCGACGCCGTGGTGTTCGCCGACGTGCCCGGCCGGACTCTCGTGGTCGCGCGGAGCAGCGTGGACGCGGTCGCGGTGGCCGACGCGGTGGCGAGGGGTCTGGCGCGGGTCGCCGCGGTGGTGGATGGCGTCGCCCTGGTCGACGTCGCCGCCCGGCCGGCGCTCGCCCGGGCCCGGGCCGGGGTGGACGTCGTCGCGGTCGCGGACGTCGTCGGGCGGGTCCTGACGCTGGTCCCGCGCGGTGGGGTGGACTCCCTGACCCTGGTCGAGGCGACGACCAGGGTCAGGGTCCAGTCCCGCACCGCGACCGATGGCCTGACGGTCGTGGACGTGGTGGTGTCGGTGCGGCCGCTGCGGGGGGTTCGGTCCCGGGTCATCACCCCGGGGGACGTCGGCACGATGCTGGGAGACGACCGATGATCGCGACCGTGGGCGATGCCCCGAAGCTGGTGTGGGAGCTGCGGGACCCCGACTCCGGGGAGCGGATCGACGCGACCGTGACGTGTGCGGTGACCACCGCCCCGACGGGCGGTGCTACCGGTGCGCTGACGGTCGTGCGGGAGGCCCAGGGCCGGTACGCCGTCCTCGTGCCCCTGACCGTCGTCGGGGACTGGCTCGGCACCTGGACAGCGTCCGGGCCGGTCACCGCGGTCGACGGGTGGACCATCACCGCGGTCGCCGCCGCGGACCCGGCGTGGCAGGCCCCCGGGTGGGCACCGACCCTGCGGGACGTCGGGTCGCACATCCCGACCCGCACCCGTGAGCTCGGCACCGACGACCGGTACACCGGCATGTTCAGCGACTCGACGGAGCCGACCGCCGACGCCGTCACCGTGCTGATCCGCGACGCCTGCACGTGGGCCGCCGGACCGCTCGGCGCGCCCGTGCAGGCGGTCACGTGGCCGCTGCTGCGCCTCGCCTCGGCCCTGTACGCCGCCTACTCGGTGGAGCTCGCCTACCCGGAGCGGGACGCCGACGTCCGCGTCTACGAGCAGCTGCTCACGCAGGCCGAGAGCATCCGGGCCACCGCCGACCAGACCAACGCCGCCGCCGGCGGAGGCACCGAGGTCGACGTCGGCGGCGACCAGCTGCTCGGCTCGCACTCGTTCCCGCCGGCGCCCTGCGCGCGGGACATCGCCTTCTGACCGTCCGACTCCACCGGTACCCTGCCGGTGGGGTCGGGAGCAGCCACGCGCGCACCCGAGGAGACCATCATGGCCAGCACCCAGAAGCCCCCCGCCGCCGAGCAGGCCCCGCCGGTGGCCCCCGCGCCCGAGCCGGTCGCGGTGCCCGCCGAGCCCGAGGCGTCCCCGGAGGTCCAGCGGCGTTTCCGCAGCCACGTCGCGCGGATCCGGGAGGAGTTCGGCCGCTACAAGGCGGCTCGCCTGCTGTACCTCGACGGGGTGCCCGCGGTCGCCGAGGGCGGCGCGATCCCCCAGTCCCACCCCCACCTGCAGGAGTGGATCGACGAGGGCGGCGTCATCGACCTCCAGGCCAAGAGCGCGCCGTAGCCGTGGACGACACCGACGTCATCATCGACGACGAAGCGATCGCGATCTTCCTGACGTCCCCGGCCGGGCCGGTCGGGGACCTGCTGTCCGACCTCGGCCGGAAGATCTACACGGTCGCGCGGAACATGGCGCCCATCAGCCCGAAGGGGTCCCACGGTCGCGCGCCCGGGTGGCTGAAGACCCGCATCGACTGGGAGCTGCGCACCGACGACGGTGACCTGTACGTCGTCGTCACCTCCCCGGCCCTCACGAACGACGGCCGTGAGGCGCCGTACGGGAAGTTCCAGAACATCGAGGACCTGCACGGCGCCGGCGGCCACAAGATCCGCACGACGCCGCACCTGCTGCCCGCGTTCCACTACGTCATGGACGGGCTGTGATGGTGCAGCAGATCGTGTACTGCGACGGTGCCGGTGCGGCCGCGGTGTGGGTCAACGACGTCTCCGGGATCACCGGTGCAGGCGGGCCCCTGGAGAATGGCGTGAGCCTGCTGGTCGACGGGCCGCGCTCGCCCGGGCAGGGCGCCATCGCGACCGTGGAAGAGCTGGCGGGCACCACCGCGGACGACGCGATGTGCAGCTGCAGGCTGTCGTTCAAGGTGTGGGCGGTCGGGCGGGGCGGGGGCAGGGAGAAGGCGAACCGCGCCGCCCGGGCCCTCGCCGGCGCGCTCGCCGACCAGCTGAAGGGCAACCCAGTCACGGTCACAACGAAGGCGGGGGAGCGGGTCACGATCCTCGCCGCGTCTGACCTGGCGGGCCCGTCGCTGACCGGGGACGTCGGTGGGCAGTCGCAGTACCGGGTCGACGCCACACTGAGCCTGCAGCCCGCCTGACGGGCCGTCCGGGCGGTAACCTGTGCGCGGGGTTGGGACTTCGTAGCGAAGTCGCCGCAGCGGAACTCGAGTTGCTCGGGGGAGGCGCGGCCCCAGCCCTGGAGGCTCGATGCCTGCCATCGCAGTGCCCCGCGACTCGATCCGGATCGGCGCCGGCTACCTCTACAAGGCGATCATCGGGTCCACGTTGCCCAGCAACACGGTGTCCGGTGGGGTGTTCACTGACCCGTGGCCCGCCGCCTTCATCCCGCTGGGGGTGACCAAGGCTGGGCACGAGCTCAGCTTGAAGACCGACTTCTCGCCGGTCGAGGCCGCGGAGTACCTGGACCCGCTGCTGCTCGCGCCCGAGAAGTCCGAGAACAAGATCTCGATTGAGATCCTGCAGTTCACCGCGAAGAACTTCTCGCTGACCCTCAACGGCGCCACCCTGACCACCGTCAGCGGCACCGGCCCGACCCTGCTGACGAAGCTCACGCCGGTCGCGCCCTCGTCGATGATCCCCACGATGTTCGGCTGGGAGTCCGAGGACGCCCGAGAGCGGACGATCATCTACCAGGCCAAGCAGACCGGCGAGATCAAGGTCAAGCGCACCAAGGGCGGCGGTGACCCCTCCACCTTGCCGGGCGAGTGGACCATGGAGCGGCCCCCGACCGGCGAAACGTGGGAGGGCTGGTACGCCGGCCCGACCGCGCTGGGCCTGTAGTGGCGTCCCTGGGGGAGTTCGGGCGCCTCGTCATCGACGACGCCCCCGAGCCCATCGAACCGGACACGTTCACGTTCCACGGCCACGAGTTCCTGATCCCCGACTCGCTGAGCATGCTGCCGACGATGCGGTTCGCGTGGCAGCAGAAGGTCCACACGCAGCGGGAGAAGCAGACCGGCCGGGCCCTGGAGCGCGCGCAGCTGCGCCTCGCCGCCGCGGACGCCCGGGACCGCGCCGCCGCACAGAAGGCCGTCGAGGACGCCCAGGCGGAGCAGGTGCAGGCGAACCTGGACATGCTCGCCGAGCTGTACTCCTACGTCCGCTCGTCGATGCCCGATGAGGACGACTGGGAGACCTTCTACGAGATCGCCGTGTCGGTGCGCGCCGACATGGAGGAGCTGCTGGGGGTGGCCGGGCAGATCCTCTCCACGGTGACCGGCCGCCCTACGAGTCGGCCCTCCGAATCATCGGATGGGCCGTCGAGGAGTGGGGCTGGGTCGACGGGCAGCTACGACTCGCCGGCGCCGACCGGTGGGCCGGCGCGGACGATGCGGCGGGAGTTGCCGGCACCGCCGTGGGACGACGTCCCGACGCAGCGGGTGATCCGGATCGAGCCGGAACCGGAGTCGGACCTGATGGCGCAGCGGCGGGAGTACTTCGCCGACCTGGTGTCCGTGGACGAGCTGCTGGACCGGGCGGGCATCCCCTCTGGCGGCTGACGCCCGCGCAGGGGGTCAACACGCTCTACGCGCTGTGGGCGTCGGTGTCCGACCGGGACGCCTTGGACGAGTACCTCGCGACCGGTGAGGTCCCGCAGGCCTCGACGTCCGCGGCCGGCTCGCCGGCGGTCGACGACGCCGCGGCGGCCGCGGTCCTGATGGGGAGGCTGTAGGTGGCTGCCAGCCCGCTGGCGCAGGCGATCGTCCGGGTCCGTGGTGACGGGTCGATGCTGCGCGGCGACATCTCGAAGTCCGCCGGTGCAGCGGCCCGGCAGGCCGGGGCGGCGGCCGGTAAGGACTTCGGGCGGACGATGTCGGAGTCGGCGCAGAAGGCCCTGAACGCCCGCAAGGCCAGCGTCGACCTGGAGATCGTCAAGGCGAAGCAGAAGATCGAGGAACTGCGCGGCACCGCCCGGAAGATCGACGACGACAAGCACAAGCTGGACCTGGACATCGCCACAGCCCGGGCGCGGATCGACGAGATGTACCGCCGCGGCGGTGGCGTCCTCACCATGAAGGCGCAGGCCGAGGTCAACCAGGCAGAGGCGAACCTGGCGCGCCTGGAACGGGCCAGGGAACGCCTGGAGGACGGCACCATCCTGCTGCGGTCGCAGGCCGAGACCGCGGCCACGCAGGCGCGCCTGGACGCCCTGGAGGCGAAGCGCCGGGACCTCGAGCGGCCGGTGACGATCCCGGTCGGTGCGAACACGGCGGGCGCGGACCGCAACCTCGACGAGACGGACCGGAAGAAGCGGTCCGTCGGGCAGTCACAGACCTTCCGGATCGAAGCTGATCCAGGGCCGTCGATCGGGCGGCTCACCGCCCTGATGTCCATCATCGCCGTGCTGATCCCCCTGGCGCTCGCCGCGGCCGGTGCGGTCGCGGGGATCGGTGCCGTTGGCCTCGTCGGGTTCGCGGCGACCGCGGCCGGCTTCAACGGCGTCGGCGACGCCGTGTCGGCCATGGGAAAGAAGGCCGCCGCCGGCGGGTCGCAGGTCAAGGTGTCGGCGTCCGCGGTGCGGGCCGCGGCTGCGTCCGTGAAGACGGCCCAGCAGGACTACGCCCACGCCCTCCAAGACGTCGCCGTCGCGGCCAGGGAGGCCGCCAGATCGCAGCTGGACGTCGCGGCCGCCCAAGCCGACGTGGCTCGGGCGGAGCGCGCCGTGTCGGCCGCGCTCAAGGATCAGGCCAGAGCTACCCGCGATGCCCAGGACGCCCAGGCCGACCTCAACGCCGCCTACCGCGAGGCCAGCCGGAACCTGCGTGACCTGCAGCTGCAGAGCGAAGACATGGCGCTCGCGCAGGAAGACGCGGCCCTGTCCGTGGCCGAAGCGCAAGAGCGGTACCAGATCGTCCTGAACGACCCCACGGCCACGGCGAACGAGATCAGAAGAGCTGATCTGTCCGTCCGCATCGCGGAGCAGCGCACCAAGAGCGTCGCCGCCCAGGCCGACGACCTGGCCTCGAAGAAGGCCGACGCGGACGCCAAGGGCGTCCAGAACGCCGACGTCGTGGTCGCGGCTCAACGGCGCGTCGAAGATTCACAGGCCGCCGTCGAACAAGCGACCCAGCGCGTCGCCGACGCGCAGGACGCCGTCGGACAAGCGATCTTGCGCGTGCAAGATGCCCAGGACCGCGCCTCCGATGCGGCGATGCGCCTGCAACGCCAGCAGGAGGCGGTGGCCAACAGCCTCGACCGGATCGCCGAGGCGAGGACCAGGCTCGACGAGGCCAAGCACCCCGAGCAGTCCAGCAGCGGTGGAGGTGCCGCGGACCCCGTCGCCGAGGCGATGGGCAAGTTGGGGCCGAAGGGCCAAGAGTTCGCGGCGTTCCTGCGCGGCTTCATCGACGGCCCCCTGAAGGACTTGAGGCTCGCCGGGCAGGAGGCGTTCCTCCCCGAGATCCAGAAGGGGCTTGTCGGGATCAAGCCGGCGATGAAGGACGCCGAGGGGCCGTTCCGCGACTTCTCGAAGACCTTCGGGCAGGGCATCGCCGGCCTGATGACGGCGTTCGCTCCGCTCGCGAAGCCGTTCCTCGAGTTCGCGAACCAGGCGTTGAAGGGCCTGGCGCCGTTGCAGCCGGCCCTGAAGCAGTTCGCGGACTCGTTGGGGTGGGTGTTCCGGGAGCTGGCGAACTCGGGTGTCGCGAAGTCGCTGATGGAGGGCCTGTCGGCCATCATCGCGGCGCTGCTGCCCCTGTTCCCACCGTTGATCGACGCCGCCGTGAAGATCATGGCGGCGATGGGGCCTGCGCTCGCGCAGGTCGTGGACGCGCTGACGCAGTCGATCATCCTGCTGCTGCCCGAGCTGGTGCAGATGGCGCCGCTGTTCGCCGACTTCCTGATCAAGCTGATCCCTCTGATCCCGTCGATCTTCCAGCTGGTCGACGCGATCCTGAAGCTGATCATCCAGACGTACCCGATCACCACGCTGTTCACCGAGCTGGCCATTCTGATCATCACGAAGGTGATCGGGGCGTTCACGTCGATCGCCGACTACATCCAGCGGACGATCATCCCGGTCTGGAACTCGTTCAACTCGGCCGCCGACACCGTCCACAAGGCGATCGTGTCCGGCATCGAGAAGGTCGGGCAGTTCGTCGTCGACCTGCCGAAGAAGGCCGCTGGGCTGCTCAAGATGTTCGACCCCCTGGCCTCCGGCGCGAAGTCCGCGTTCAACGCGGTCTCGGACGCCTGGAACAGCTCCATCGGGTCGTTCTCGTTCAGCCTGCCCGGGTGGCTGCCCGGGATCGGCGGATCCAACTTCTCCCTGCCGCGGATGCCGCGTCTGGCCGCCGGTGGCATCGCGACGTCCCCGACGGTCGCGATGATCGCCGAGGCGGGGGAGGCCGAGGCGGTGGCGCCGCTCAGCAAGCTGCGCAGCATGCTCGACGCCAGCGTGCGGTTCGCGATGCGCAGCGAAGCCCCGGCCACCGGCGCGCCGGCCGCCGACACCGGCCGCACGGCCGCGGCGATGGACGAGCAGACCAGCCTGCTGCGCCGCCTCGTCGAGCTCCTGGAGCGGAGCACCGACGTCCGGCTCGACGGTCGCGTCGTCGGCGCGATCGATGGCCTCTACGGACGGGGGTACTGACCGGTGCCAGCTGTGGTGCAGATCGTGGACGGCGTCGGCGGGGCGGTGCTGTTGGACCTCAACTCGGGCAGCGTGCTGCTCGGGCAGCGGTCCAACGTCAAGCTCGGCGACGTCGACCTCGGGAAGATCGACCGGCCGGTGCAGTGGACGTCGCAGACGTCGACCGCCGCGCCGGACGACCTGGTGTCCCGGCAGATCACCGCACCGATCGTCGCGGTGTGCGCCAGTCCGGACGCCGCCGCGGCGTTCGTCGCCAGCCTGCACCGCCTCGTGCAGTCCCCGTTCGTCCTGAAGATCCAGCGGCATGGGGGGACCGTCCCGGTGTGGCTGCGCTGCTGGCCCTCCGCCCCCAGGTTCGACACCCAGGTCGCCGGCGCCGGCGTGCCCACGAACGTCGTCATCGGGACCCTGCAGGCCGACACGGAGCCCTACGCCATCGGTGCGCGCGTCGACGTCGCCGCCGCCACCGTCACCCAGGACCCCACCTCCGCGGGAGCCTTCACCCTCGACGTCAACGGCGTCACCGGCGACAGCCTCACGCCCGCGGTGCTGCGGTTCTCCACGGACGTCGTGTCGAACGTGGTGGACCAGATGATGGTCGCGGTGCGGCGCCGCGGGACGCCGTCGGCGATCGCCACGACCAGCCTCGTCGTGCAGGCGGAGAGCGGATCGAGCGCCGTCATCGCCGGCGGCACACCGGCTCCCACGCTGTCGACGTTCACCGGGGACGCCACGTTCTCGGGGGCGTCCGGTGGGGGAGGGGTGCGGGCCACGTTCCCGTCGGGGGCGCTGAACGGGAGCCCCGGGTTCGCGGTCACGGTGACGCCGTCGTTGTCGGGGGTCGAGGCGCCGGGCCAGTACCACGTCCTCGCGCGGGTCCGCCGTTCCGGGGGCGCTGCCGGGCAGCCGCTGCTGCTGTGGACCAGCGTCGGCCCGGCGGTGCTGAGGGAGTCGTACGTGTCCGGTGGGGCGGACACCCGGGTCGTGGACCTCGGGATCGTGCAGGTCCCGATCGGGCAGCCACCGTTCATGGCCGCGCCCGAAGGCCCCCGGACCGCGATCAGTGCAGCGATCAAGCTGCAGGTGTACAAGCAGTGGGCCGGCGCTGGGGTCGTGGACGTCGACTGGATCGGGTTGGTCCCCGCGGACCAGGACTGCGGGATGCTCACCGTCGACTCCCCGGCCCCCGGGACGGGCCTGACGGTCGTCGTGGACGGCTACGACGCGGGCACGCGCATCTACTCGGCCGACCCGTACGGCGGTGGCAGCCCGGTCGCGCAGGGCGCCACCGCGGTGTCGTGGATCGGCGGGCCGCCCCGGCTGCGGCCGGGCAACAACCGGCTGTGGCTGATCACCGGGCTCGGCGCCGGTGTGGTCCGCGCGCCGTCCGTGTCGTTCCCGACCGCGGTGTCGTACTGGCCGCGCTACAGGTGGCTCGGGTGACCGCCGTCGCGCCCGGCGGGGCCGGGGCGAACCTGCTGGTCCGGGTGTCGTCAGCGTCCGGGCCGGACGTCGTCACCGTGCCCGCACCGAACGATCTGCGGTTCTCCGGGGTGTGGTCCCCTGGCGGTGGGTGGAAGGCGTGCAGTTGCACACTGCAGCTGCCCTGGGGCATCACCCCGGCCGCGCTCGCCCCCTGGTCGCACGTCGCGGTCATCGACCGCCGATCCGGGCGGACCGTCTGGTACGGCCGGCTGACCGACCCCGGGTTGACGCCGTCCACCTCGGGCACCGGGTACGCGCTCGCGGCCGAGGGCGGGCAGACCCACGCGGACGGGTGGAAGACGTCGTACATCCTGGTCGACCGTGACCCCGACCATTGGGGTGCGGTGGGCGACTACCCGGGGTCGCAGCAGTCGAACGAGCAAGGCGCGTTCTCGGTGCACCCCTCCGACTACATGGGGGTCGCGTCAGGGTGGGCGCTGACCGAGTCGATCGCCGCGGGCACCGGCGCGAACGGGGGGATCACCAGCTCCTGGCAGTACATCGACGGCAACTTCGAACGGATCATCGGCAGCGCGCTGGTGAACATCACCGAACCGTCGATGACCTTCGAGGTGCTGCTGGCCACAGCAACCAGCGGCGGATACCAGGAGATGGTCACCCAGCAGTTCGTCTCCGGCAGCCAATGGAACTTCGACGTCTACCGCGGAGTCGGCCTGTGGCCCTCCGGGGACCCGGTCGCAGCCGGCGGGTACCTGCGCATCGGGCACACCTCGGGGACGCTGACGTTCACCTCCGCCGTGAAGTCGTACATCGGCAACGTGGTGGTCATCCACCCCCGGTACCGGTGGGACGGCAGCGACGCCGGCGCGTGGGCCAGCCCGGCATTGACCACCGCGGGGCTCGTCGAGGACCTGGTGGGCCGCGGGTTCTCCGGGTACGTCGAGTACGACCCCGGCCGGCTCGCCGCCACCGCGACGGACCTGGTGCCGTCCGCGTCGTGGCTTGAGGGTGTGTCCGCGAGGGAGGTCCTGGACTATGCGACGCAGTGGTCCCCGCACCTGTGGTGGGAGGTCGGTGCACCTGGTCCGACGCGGCGGCCGGTGCTGGCGCTGGGGTCGTGGAACGACCCGCCCCGGTACGTGATCGCACCGGGTCAGGGGAAGGTGGAGCTGTCCGGCGGCGCCGGGTCGATCGCGAACGAGTGCATCGTCTACTACCAGTCCGGGACGTTCGGGAAGTCGGTGATCAAGAGAACCACCCGGGTGGGCGTGAACGTCCAGTTCCTGTCCGACGCCGGGATCACCCGCAGCATGCAGATCGACATCACCGGTGACGGGATCATGTCGGGCGATGACGCGAACGCCCGCGGGTTCGCGGCGCTCGCGCAGTCCGCGTTGGGCCGCACCACCGGCAAGGTCACGATCACGGGCCCGATTTTCGACCGGACCGTCGGTCGGATGGTCGAGCCGTGGGAGCTGCGCGGCGGCTGCACCGCGGTGATCCCTGACGCGCGGACGTCGTACTCGCGCAGCACATCGCTCGCGACCGCGACGGCCGACGACTCCGCGGCGGTGTTCCGCGTGACGGGCACCGACTACGACGCCAGCACGAACTCGTGCGCGCTCACCTTGGACGGTGGTGCCCTGAGCCTCATCGGCCGGGTCCGCGACGAGACCACACCGCGCCGCTACGAGGTCGGCAACGTGCGCCGCTGACCGGACGGCAGACGGGTACTCTGCGCGTGGGGTCGGGGCTTCTACTGGCGCAATGCTGGGAGGCCCCTGGTGGCGTATTCGCTGCTGCCCCGCTCCGCGTGGACGCTGACCCCCCGGCCGGGCCACCTCGCCCTGCTGGACGCCCGTGAGGTCGAGGGGTTCGCCGTCCACTACACCGGCTCCAAGGGCCGGTTCGGTGACGTGCCCACCCTCCACGACTCGGCGTCCCGGCTGGACGCGGAGCGGATCGACCACGTGTCGTCGCGCGGCTGGTCGGACATCGCCTACCTGGCCGCAGTGGACCAGGCGGGCCGGATCTTCGACGCCCGGGGCGCCAGGTACCGGTCCGCGGCGAACGGCGACCAGCCGGTCAACCGGCGCTTCGGGGCCCTCACCGTGCTCATCGGCACCGCCGACACCCCGACCTCTGCGGCGATCGAGGCGGTCCGCTGGTGGCGCCACAACGTGTGGCTGCCGCTGTTCCCGCACGCGGTGAAGGTCGTCGGGCACCGCGACCTGCACTCCACCGACTGCCCCGGCGACCGCACCTACGCCCTCGTGAAGTCGGGGGCGTTCCTGAAGCCGCCGCCCGCCCCCGGGACGGCACCGACCTCACCGATCCGCATCCCGGAGGCACCGATGACCGCACCCACCGTGCACGACACGTCCGAGGCCGTCTGGGGTCCGACGTCCGCCTACGTGGTCCGGGAACGGCGCGCCCTGCCCGCCGGGACGAAGCCGGAGCTGACCCTGGTCGACGGGTCCCCGGCCATCTCACCGATCAGCGCGCTCGCCCGCACCATGTACGCCGTCGAGGACCTCGTCGCCCAGAAGGGCGGTCCCGCGATCGACTACGACCGCCTGGCGGACGCAGTCGTCGCGCGCCTCCCGCAGGGCCTGGCCGGTGCGCTCGCCGACGAGCTGGTCCGCCGGCTGTCCGGGCACGCGGGCTGATGGGCTCGCAGGAGCGGCCGCCGGCACCGGTCCCGCCGGTCAGCCCGCCGCACGGGATGGTGCTGGTGCCCACGCTGGTGCTGGCCGCCGCGTCGTCGGCGTTGCGGTTCATCCTGCTCGTTCACGGGGCCCTCGCCGTCGCGATCGGTGTGCTGCTCGTCGTCCTCGCGCCGTCCGGGCCGTCGTACAGCGTGCTGCGGATGATCCCCGGGTGGCCGTGGTCCTGGGGCCTGATCCTGGCGTTCGGTGGCGCCCTGACCGTCGTCGGGCGCCTCACCGGCCACCTGCCCGTCGCGCGCCTCGGGATCCACGTGCAGGCCGTCTGGTACGTCGTCCAGGCCGTCGGGCTGTTCGCCGCCATCCACGCCGGCGCCGCCTCATACGCCGGCGTGCTCTACCTGGCGCTCGCCGCCGTCGTGTTCGCGCACCTGCGGTGGCTCACCGAGCACGGCGACTGGCGCCCAGCGCGGTGACCGGGTGAACGACGTCGTCACCCTGCTCGGCGGGGCCGCCGGCGCGACGCTGCTGAACTCGGTGGTGCAGATCATCCTGCGGCGCATGACGCGCAGGGAGACCGAGGCCAACGCGGGGAAGGCCGAGGCGGAGACGCAGGCCGCCCTGATGGACACCTGGATGCGGACCGTCCTCGCGCCGACGGAGCGCCGCGCGGAGCACGCCGAGCAGGCCGCGGCCGCGGCCGCGGCGACGGCCGAGCGGGTGTCCCTGCGCCTCGATGCCGTCGAGCGCGTGATTCGTGCCCACGAGCCGTGGGACCGCCAGGCCGCTGCCGCGCTGCGCGCGCACGGCGTGGACATCGACGACCCGCCACCCCTGCGGGCCGACTTCTAGGGAGAGATCATGACCCGGTATCCGCTGACCCGCCTGCCCTGGTGGCAGGACCTCGGCACCCGCCTGTGGCGGCAGCTGTACCAGACCGCCGTCCCGAACCTGCAGCTCGCCCTCGCGTCCGGGCACATCGACCTCGCCGCCGTGGCCATCACCCTGGCCAGCGTCGAGGGCCTGACCGCCGTCAAGTTCGTGATCGCTGAGCTGAACGGCTGGAAGCCCACCACGGACACCACGTGGGGCTGGCACCTCGTCGACCGCGTGGCCCCGGCCGTCGGTGGTGTGCTGCTCGGCGCCGGGTTCGCCACCTGGGCGGACGTCCTGCACGCCGACTGGCAGCAGGTCGGCTCCGCGGTGCTCGTCGCCGCGCTGATCGCCGCGATCGACCAGCAGGCCAACCCGGCCACGGTGTCCAGCCCCGAGCCGGAGGCCGTCGAGGACGGCGCCTGGGGTGACGTGTGATCGGCCGCCGCGTCGCCGCCGTCGCCGCCACCGTCCTCGCCGTCGCGGGCCTTGGCGTCGTCGCCGCTGACTCCGCGGACGCACACCGCTGGCCCCCGCACCGCCGCCCCGTGCACACCGCCACCGCGGCGCCCACGGGCACGACGCCGGCGACGTCGACCAGCGTCCCGACCTCGAGTTCGCCGTCGCTGTCGCCGACGACGTCCAGCACCAGGGCCACGGCCCCGGCCGGGCCGGTGGTCGCGCCGTCGATCGCACGGATCGAGATCTGCGACGGCGCGGTCGGCGTCGCTTACGGTGCCCTCACTCTCCCGGCGGGCGGCACCGTGTGGGAGGCGTGGCGCAGCGACGGCCGCGAGGTGTTGTGGGCGCACGAGGTGTCCGCCCGGTCCGGGTCGGGCGGGACGTGGGTGGCTGTCGAGGACGCCGCGGACGGCGGGTCCCGCACGGGCCTGCTGCGGTGGGCCGGCTACCAGCAGACGCTCGACGACGGCGCGCACTGGGACCTGATCCGGGTGGAGGCCGGCGGGTACGTCTCGACGTCGCGGCCCATCGAGGGGACGTGCCCGTGACCGGGGTCCTGGAGCTGGACGGCGCCACGTACGACGTCGTCCCGCAGACGAAGCCGGCGCCGGAGCCGGGGCCGACCCCGACGATCCCGGCGGGTGCCCGGTCGGTGACGGTCGGGGGAGTGGTGCTGCCCCTGGACGCCATCGACCCGACCGCGGCGAGCAACCCGTTGGGTGCCTCATACGCGGGGTTCCGCGGCCCGGGCCAGCTGGTCGCCTACACGCAGGGCCAGGCGACGGCCACCAACTTCTGGGGCATCGAGGTCCGTGTCGGCCCGGCGAACATCGTGCTGGCCGTGAACGACCGGGTGACCAGCAAGTCGCCGGCGGGCACGCCGATCCCGACCGCTGGGGCGGTGCTGTCCGGGCACGGCCCGGTGGGGGAGCAGTTGCGGCTCGCGGCCGCGGTCGGTGCTCATGTGACGTGGTCGACGACTCCGGCACCGTCCACCCCGAGCACGCCGACCACCCCGACGTCGCCGGCGCCGTCCGGGTTCACGGTCGCCGAGTACCTGATGGACGGACAGGGTGGCGTCGCGGCGCTGTCGTCGTCCGCGACGCAGTGCCGGGTCGCGTTCGTCCGGCTGCAGGGCGGCGCGCTGGTCGCCGTGGAGTGGGGCGGGGAGACCCCGCAGGAGACGCAGACCCGGCTCGCCACCTGGGTGACCGCACCGAGCACCGCCCGCCGGGTCCTGTTGTCGTTCGGTGGCGCTGGGGGTGGGACGACGTTCGGGGACGTCGCGGCGTTCGCCCGCGGGTACGCAGCGCTCGCCCCGAAGTACTCCGCGACGGGCCTGGACGTGGACCTGGAGGGCGGGTCCCTGGACATCGCGTCCTGTGTGGCCGCGTGCCGGGCGTGCGCGGCCCTGCAGCCGGGGTTCCTGGCCAGCTTCGTGCCGTCCGGTGGGCCGCCGGTCGCCCGGTACCTGGAGGCCGCCCGGCAGGTCCAGGCCGCCGGGATCCCGGTCCAGTTCGGGCAGCAGCTCTACGACGCCGTTGTGACGAGGAAGCAGGCGATCGAGCAGACGCGCCTCGCGGTCGGGGTGCTCGGCCAGGAGTCCGTCCTCGTCGGCATCATGATCGGCTCCGATGAGCAGCACTGGGACGTCACCGAGGCCGCCGACATCGTCAGCGCCGTCCTGCAGGAGTACCCCGCGCTCGGCGGCGTCTACTTCTGGGAGGCCAACCGGGCGGGCTCCGACGAGGCCGCGGCGCTGATCGTGGCCCGGGCCGCCGCGGTGCGGCGCGCGGCGGGCCTGACACCCTGAGGCATGCCCATGGTCGCTCGCCCGGCTATGCGACTACGCTGGTCGGGTGAGCGACCTGGGCAGGTGCTCACCGTCGGGGGCAAGGTGGGAAGGGCGTCCCGGGGGCGGGGCGCCCTTCCTGCTGCCCGGGCCTACTCCGCGGCGATCTGGTAGACGAGCTGGTACCGCTCCGACGACATGACCATCCGATTCACCTCGACCGCCCGGTCGCCGGCGTACGCCACGCGGGTCACCTCGAGGACGGGGTAGGCGGCGGGCAGCTGCAGGTGCTCGGCCTCCCGCGGCCGCGGTGGTCGCGCCGCCACCAGCTCGCTGTAGTGGGTGAGCGTCCACCCGGCCTCTTCGACGCGGGCGTACATCCCGCCGGGGCCGGTGTCGGTCTGCTCCAGGTGCGCGGCTTCGGCGACGTCCACGGGGATCCAGCTGGTGGCCAGCTGCACGACCTCGGCGTCGGCGCGCATGATGCGCTCGCGGACGGCGACGTCGGTGCCGGGCGCGACGTCCAGGAGCGGCGCGACGTCGACCGGGACCGTCTGCCGGAACGTCTTCACGGTGACCGCCGGCGCCCAGCCGCCGGTCCGGGCGTCGCTCATGAACGTTCCGCGGCCGGCTGCGCGCTCGGCGGCGCTGAGGCGGTTGCGGGCGAGCCTGGTGACGGGCTTGCGCTCGCTGACGAACCAGCCGCGGCCGGACACGCTGAACACGAGGCCTTCGGCGCGCAGTTGGTCGACGGCGTTCTGGATCGTGTTCCTCGCGACCCCGAACCGGGCCATGAGCTGGGTGCCGGACGGCAGGGGAGTGCCGGGACCGGCGTCGGTGACCTCGCGGCGGAGGGTGTCGGCGATCTCGACCCATGGGCGGCGCACTGGCATGCCGCCATGCTACGCGACCTACTTGCATAGGTCACCGGGCTGACCTACGGTGATCCTGCGTGAGCTACTTGCATAGCTCACCCTCGATCGGCGGAGCGCGCCGTCCACCCCGAGTCGCGGCGCGCTCCGCCCACCACGGCCAGGGGGGCCTCATGTCGCTACGCCGCATCCAGGTGCTGGTCGTCCCTGCCGAACGTGAGCTGCCTGCCCGCCTGGTCCACATCGACGACAGTGCCGCCGCGATCAGCGATGCGATCGGCGTTGACCGGTTCGATGACCTGCTCGTCGGCTCGACGCCGCTGGGCATGTACACGATCTACGGGAGCGGCTCGGGTGGCCCGCCGCTCAACCTCGCTGCCGGGGCGCTCGTCGGCGCCCTGGGGCACTCCGGCCCCGACGTCCGGCGCCGGATGCGCGGCGACGTCCTGGTGTCCGGGCTGGACGCCTCGGGCATCGTCGACATCGACGTGCCGGCGTCCGTGCTGGCCGCCGCGGCGTCGGCGGGGGTGCCGATCGTCGCCGGTGGGGTGCTGCTGCGCCCGGCCGACCCGTCTGCCTGAGGGTCGGGGGAGGGCCCGAGAGCACGACATAACGGGCCTACCTGACATAATCATAATTATCGGTGCAGAACGGACGATCTTCAGGGGGAGCCGGAGCGGCTGTCCACAGCCCCTTCTGGTCCCCTTGGATCAGGGCCGGCCGTGCGCCACGATGGGCGGGCCGGCCCGGGCCGGTCACCCTCGGCGCCGCCTCCCCGCCCACCTGGCGGGGCGTGGCGCCCTCGGAAGCACAGCCCGGACCGGTCCCGTGCCAGACTGATCGTCGATCGCGCTGCGCGAGGTGCAGGGCAGCGCAGGGCCTGGTGGCGATGCGACACGTCACGGCAGCGCGGTCTGCGGGTCCCGGTGCATGGGAGCAGCAACGTGCGCGCCGTTCGAGTCGGAGGTCGGGACCCGCGTCCCCTCCCGGTCGTCGTGCCTGGAGCGACGAACCGCCCCGGGCGGCTACCCGGGGCGGTTCTTCCAGCGCTGACGAAGCTGGGGAGAGATCCATCGTAGCGGCGCCGGCGGCAGCTGCTGGCAGCCGTTGTGGCAGCCGTGCGGTGGGACGCTGTGGTTCGCTGTGGTACTCCCCCACGAGTCGATCATGCGTTGACCAGGCGTTTGGCACGCTGCGCTACATGGTGGGACGGGTTGCCCGGGCTCTTTTAATCCGCGGGCTGAGGGTTCGATCCCCTCGGGGCCCACCGCTTGACCTGGCAGTATGCGCCCCTGCATAGATCATTTAGGGGGGTGTGGCAGCCGTTCTGGCAGCTCCTGGGACGATCTACCGTCGAACTCCACCGCTGTAGTTCGGCCGCGTTCATCGAACATGCGTTCGACGGCTGCCATCCTGGGGTCATGGCGGGAGGCGCGGACCGACGAGCGGGACAGGACGGCCCCGTCCTCGATCGGCTCGGCCTGAGGGTACCCGCCGCCCCCGAGTCGGCGCCGGCTGCCCTGCCGGACGGCGGCGCGCACCGGCAGGAGTGGCCCACCCTCAAGCACGTCTGGGTCGCCGACGCCCCCGAGGTCCCCGGCCGCTGGCCGGGCATCCTCATGGGCTGGGCCCGGGACGACCGCGGCTGGCTCGGACGTGTCTCCCTGGCCGCCGAGGGCCGTGAGGGCATCGTCACGATGACCCTGTGGGTCCGCGCCGAGCACCTGGTCCCCCTCGACCAGTGACCGCCCTGGTGGCGCAGGCCTGCCCGCCCCAAGTCTGGGCGGGCCCGCGCCATCAGGCCGGGACCAGCGCCGCGGCGGGCGGGTCCTCGCCGTCATCCTCGCCGCGCTCGCCGGCGCCCTCGCCGGCGGTCTGGCCGGCATCCGGCGTGGGCGGGACGCCGTCCGGCCACAGCAGCTCGTCGACCCGCTTGGCGTTGGTGTCGAGCATCCCCGGGAGCAGGTGCTGGTACGTGTCCTGCGTCAGCTGGGTCTGGGAGTGCCCCAGCTGCTCCTTGACCTCGCGCACGTCGGCCTTCAGGAACAGCAGCAGCGACGCGGTGGTGTGCCGCAGGTCGTGGACCCGCAGGTCCGACTCGATCGGGTCATCGACGACGCTGCCGTCGCGCATCGTCCACGACTTCCCGGTACCCGAGGTCCGGACGCCCGCCTTGACGGCGAGGTCACGCAGGTTCTGCCAGTCCCGACGGGCGTCCAGCGGGTAACCACCGCGCTGGGCGAACACCAGGTCGGCGATCTCCTCCCAGCCGGGCGGCTGCCAGCCCTTCCAGTTCGCGCCGTCCTCGAGTTTCGCTACGCGCTGGGCGAGCCGGAGCCGCTTCAGGATGGGCAGCAGGTGCGCGGGGATGGGCAGGCGCCGGATCCCGGCGGTGGACTTCGGCGGAGTCAGCACGAGGTTCTGCCCACGGGGGCGGCCTCGTAGGCGGGTCAGTGACCGCCGGACCGTCAGGACGCCGGCGTCCAGGTCGACGTCGTCCCACAGCAGGCCGAGAACCTCGCCCTGGCGCAGGCCGAGGGCGATGGCGATGCCCCACCGGGCGTGCGCCGCGTCGTCGGTGCAGGCGCCCAGCAGGCGACGGCACTCCTCCACGGTCAGTGGCATGACTTCCTCCCGGACGGCCGCGGGTGGCTGGACGAGCTTGGCGACGTTCATGCTGACTCGCTGCCGCTGCCAGGCGACCTGCAGGGCGCGGGCGAGGATGCGGTGGCACTGCAGGATGGACGTCTCGGACAGCCCCGCCTCGCGCATCGTCGTGTGCAGCTGCTCGATGTGCTCGGGGGTCAGCTTGATCAGCCGGTGCCGTCCCACGTTCGGGATGATCCAGTTCCGGAGGTAGGAGCGGTACCCGTCGATGGTGCGGGGCCGGACCTTCGTCGGGGCGATGTTGTCGATCCAGTGGGTGAGCCACTGCTCGACGGTCGTCTTCGGGTCGTGGAGGGTCCCCCCGCGGGCCAGGACCGACTGTGCTTCCTGCAGCTTGGCCTTGGCCTCGGCGCGGTTCTTGGCCCGCAGGTACTTGCGGATCGGCTTGCCGTCGGCTGTCCACCCGACGTGGATCTGGACGCGCCATCCGGCGCCGCTCTTGTAGATCGAGCCTTCACCCGGGGATCGCATGTCACGGCTCCTTCCTGGCGAGCCGGGCCGCGTCGGCGATCGCGTGGCCGAGGGCCTCGGCGTCTGCCGGGTCGAGGGCCTGGGGCCCTCTGGGTGGTGGGTCTGGGATCACGAGTGGTCCGGTGCTGCTGTCGGTCAGCCATACCGTCCAGCCGGCGACGGTGTGTGGCGGGCTGGTGCAGTAGCGGGCGCCTGGGTCGTGACCGGAGCGTTCGCACCAGGCGGCGTGCGAGGTCGTGACCATCTCCCCCAACCTCATTCGCGGTTCACACGGATGACAGGTAAGGGGGCAAAGATTGCATCTGATCCCACACGATGCGTCACGAATCACTGGTTTGGTGTCGTTTCGCAACGAGTGCGGAAACTTTCGAGAGCATTTGCCCCGTTATCGGGCAACGATCATCGGGGTAGCCGACCCGGCCGGATGAGGCTTGTCCGGCCGGTCCCGTGCGGCGTCAGGAACTGGTGGGCCCCTCGGTGCTGGTGCGTGGTGATGTCGCCGCGCGCAGCCGCGCGAGCTCCAGGAGTGCGTCGACCAGGCTGAGGACCAGTTGCCGGTGTGGCTCCAGGAGGCCGTCGGTCCCGGGTGGCAGTAGCGCGACGAACAGGCTGTCGACGTCACCGGTGTCCAGGCCGCGTTGCTTCGCGATCGTGTTCCCGCACGCGAGGTAGACGGTCCACCAGTGGACCCGCAGTGCCTGCGCGATCCCCATGATCGTGTCCGTGTCCGGAGCGGAGTCGAACGGGTCGTCGCTGGTGGCGAGTTGCTGCCAGCGTGGGGCACTCGGCTTCCCGCCGGCGGCGCGGGTGAGGTCGGCATATGTGCGTTCCCTCCCCTCTTGGACCCGCTGGGCGGTGATCAGCTCACGGATCGTGATGCCGTGTTTGGGTGCCACTGGGCCACTCTCCCCGGGGTAGGCGAGCTAACACAACGGTCGCGTCGTTGCTCAGCGTTAGCGCTCGTGCAGGCAGCCACGTTAGCGCGTGGCACTAACGTCGCGGGGTCCGATCCTCAGCGTCCGGGCAGGTCAGAGCACTTAACCGTGCCATCACCTGGTGGTCTGTACAGGCGTTCGCCCCCCCTGGACCGCTAACGGGAGTAGTGTTAGCGTTAGCCCCGCTAGCGATCAAGACGTTAGCAATGCCAGGATGACGCACACAGAGACTCGGGGCTCACAGTGAAAAGCAACCGATCAAGATGGCCAAAGGGGACGTACATGTTGCTCCGATCGGGCGAGGCGCTGAAGGAGGCGATAGTCGCCGCCGGACTCCGGCAGGTCGACGTCGCCCGAAGCGCCAACGTCCACCACAGCTTCGTCAGCAACCTGATCTCCGGGCGGGAGCGCACCTGCTCGCCCACGACCGCGGCACGCATCGCGGAGGTCGTCCGCAAGCCCCTCCCCGACCTCTTCGACGCCAAGGGCGCTAGTCGGGTTAGGCGCTGCGACTCATGCGGTCAGCCGGTCGTGCAGGCGGGATCCGCCGCATGACCGCCCCCACCGCCGACGTCACCGAGTTGACTGCGGCTTTGCCCGCGGTCGACCGGATGCTCACCGTCGACGAGGTGACGGTGATCCTCCGCAAGTCGAGGACCACCGTCTACCGGCTCATGGCCAGTCACGGCCTGCCATACCGCTGCGTCGCCGGCGGCGACCGACGGGTCCCCGCCCCCGAGCTGCAGCGCTGGCTCGACACCCAGCCCGGCCCTCGGATGACCGGGCACCTGCGCGCGGTCTGACCGCGACCCCTGATCGGCGCCCGGCCTCGACCCCGGATCCCCCTCCGTGCCGTGCCCCACCCCCTGGGTGCGGCCGGGGCCGGGCGCCCCACCAGACGTCGAGGCCCCCGACCGTGTCCGCGGTCGAGGGCCTCAGTCACACCTCACCCTGAGAGAGATGCGATGACGACCAGTATCACCCCACCGGCCCGGCTGGGCAGCACGCTGCTGGACCTGCGCGAGTACCTGACCAGCACCGGCGCGCCGCCGTTCGTCGGCCGCAGCGTCGAGTCCGACTCCTACCACGTCTGGTACGTCGACCCCCGCGACCCGTCGACCCGGTACCGCAGCATCACCAACATCCTCGACGAGACCGAGTCCACCCCGTGGAAGGCCCCCTGGTACGCCAAGATGGCCGCCCGGTTCGCCATCCAGCACTGGGCCGACCTCGCGGACATGCTCGCCGCCGGCCTCAACGACGAGGCCCTGCGCTGGGTCCGCGACAACGCCGAGCGGGACCGGTCGACCGCCGCGGACTGCGGGACGTGGCTGCACGACGTCCTGGAGGCCCTGCTCCTGGACCGGCCCATCCCCGACCCCCCGACCGACCTGATCGGCCGCCACCTGGACGACGAGCCCATCGACCAGGAGCGCCTCGACCGGTGGGCCGACGGCCTGCTCGCGTGGATCGAGGACTTCCGCCCGACCCCGCTGATGGCCGAGGCCACCGTGGCGTCGCCCGCCGAGGGCGTGGCCGGGCGCCTGGACTTCGGCGGGGACTTCGCTCACTACGGCGCCCTGGCCGTCGACCTCAAGTCCGGGCGGACGATCGCGGAGAAGGTGTACTGCCAGCTGTGGGCGTACACCCGCCTCGTCACGCAGGTGTGGCTGCCCGACGGTCGCCGCCTCGCGCTGCCCCGGTTCACCGGCGCCGCGGTGCTGCGCCTGCGCCCCTCGATGCACAGGGGCTACAAGTTCATGCCCGTCCCGGAGGCCGCGCTGGCCGCGGGCGGGCAGGAGTTCATGCACCGATGGCACGCCCTGCGCAAGCGCACCGCGCTGCGCGAGGACCACCCGTTCATGCGGACCGCCGCCTACCCGCCTCAGTGGCGCCCCGACGGCAGCTGGACGCCGCCGCGGACCATCCCGATGGTCGAGGACGTGGACGGGACGCAGTTCCCCCGCGGCCTGCTCACCGCCGCCGGCCTGCTGTGGCTGGAGGACCTGACCCACTTCCGCGCGGAGGACCTGCTGTCCGTCCCCGAGCGGAAGACCAAGCGCGACCCCGCCCCCGCGAAGGGCATCAAGGGCCTCGGCGCGAAGAAGCTGGACGCCGTCCGGGCCGCGCTCGCCCTGTACGGGCTGGCCCTGGCCGGCGAGACCCTCCCGGCCGAGAGCGAGGTGGCGTGATGCCGATCCTCGACCTGCAGGCCCGCACCGCCCGCATCGGGCAGATCCGCATGGGCACCAGCGTGGCGATCCCCGGGAAGAAGGGTCGCCGTCCCGTGAAGCTGTCGACCCTGCGCTTCACCTCCGCCAGCGAGAGGGCCATCACGGCCGTCGCCCAGCAGTACGGCGGGGAGCCGAAGCCGTGGACGGAGAACGCCCCGAGCCCGGGGCTGTGGGAGGTCATCACCGAGGCCCCCGAGGTCGCCGTGGCCTGCCCCCCGGGCGAGCAGCTGATGACGGCGAACTACGAGCTGTGGGAGGACCGCCGGCGGCTGCGGCTGTGCGACAGCCAGACCGACGGCGTGTCCGGCGGCCCGTGCGTGTGCAAGCCCGAGGCCCGGGCGTGCAAGCCCTACACGCGCCTGTCGGTGATGCTCCCCGACGTCCCCGGCCTGGGCGTGTGGGTCCTCAACTCGACCGGCCTGAACGCGGCCGTCGGGATGATGGGCGTCGCGCAGCAGCTGCAGCAGTACGCCACCCGCGGGCAGATCCTGCCCGCGATGCTGCGCCTGGAGCACCGCGTCAGCGTCGACGACCGCACCGGGGAGACCCTGCGGTTCGTCGTGCCCGTCCTGGAGCTGACGATGACGCTGCGGGAGATCGCCGGTGGCGCGGCGTCGGAGCAGACCCTGTACCTGCCGCCCCCGCCGCCGCGGCTCCTGGCCCTCACCAGGAGCGCCGAGCCGCCCGCCGAGGGCGCGGTGCCCGCCGAACCGGCCCGAGCCACCACCACGGCGCCGGCGCCCGCCACGGCGCGCCCCCCGGCGCCGCAGCAGGCGGACCGCCCGGCGCCGACGCAGGGCCCGGCGAAGGACCCCGCCCGGCCGATCGATACCGGCAGCGTCCAGCCCCCGAGCGACGCGCAGGGCATGGTCCCGATCATCACCGCGTGCGAGTCCCGCGCCGAGCTCGCGCAGCGGTTCGCGCCGTACGCGGAGAAGGCCGGGTGGATGGACGACTTCGTGACCCACCCGTACAGCGACGAGATGTGGGTGCTGCTCGAAGTGTTCCGAGCCCGCGACGCCGCCCTCACCGACGCCGAGAGCTGACCCCGCCGGGCGCCCCGGGCCATCCGGGGCGCCCCGCCCCTGCACGCCTGGAGGACGACCGTGACCACGAGCACCACCGACCAGCCCACCGACCTGCCCGCCGACATCGACGCACTGGACTCCTGGGCGGTCGACCAGATCCGCCGCTACACGCACGTCGGCATCACCCACGCCCAGGACATGGCGCTGCGCGCCGAGCACGCCCGCGCCCTGGCCCGCCAGCTCGCCGAGCTGGTCACGGCCGAGCTGGGCGCAGGCATCCGCCTGGCGGACCTCGCCGAACCGGACGGGGACGGCCCCCGTGCCGCCCAACTCGTCGGCGCACGGACGGCGAAGGTGCTCGCTCGCCTGGCCGGCCTGCTCGCCGACGTTGAGGACGCCCTGATCGTCGCTCGGGAGCGGCAGCTCGTCCACGCCGACGACCTGCTGCAGCAGGCCCGGGACTGCGGCGTGCACGTCGACGTCGACGAGCCGGCCGAGAGCGCACCGGCCACCTGATGCCTCGTCCCGACCCGCTCCGCCCGGCGTGCCGGGCGGAGCCTTCGGCCTGCCCGCCGGCGGTCCGTGGCCCCCCAGTCTGCTCGTCCCGATAGTGACCTTGTGTAGCCGGGCTGTAGGGTCCGGGCCGCTGGCTCGATCCACTGGAGGACCAACATCATGAGCGAGAACAGGCCACCACGGTGAGCCTGGAGGCCCTGGCGTGGGCGTTCGCCCAGAACCCCGGGGACAGCACCCGCAAGCTGGTGCTCTTGGCCTACGCCGACGTCGCGCAACGGGACGGGCAGGCGTACCTGCTGACGGAGCAGGTCGCCGAGACGGCGCTGTGCGCGGGCCGGACCGCGGGTCGGCACATCACCGCGCTGATCGCCGATGGGTACATGCGTGAGGGTGACCAGAGCCTGATCAGCGACAAGATCCCGCGACGGTTCCGGCCGATCGTGTACCAGCTCGCGATGTCCGATGAGCAGCGCGAGGCGTGGGCGGCGACGCCGGTGACCGGTCGGCGGGCCCTGATGGTGGCCGGCGGGGCTCGCGGTGCCGAGTGGACGAACCGGACGAAGTCGGGCGCGACCGAGGATGGTGGGGCGCCACCGGTGGCGCCTCACTCGTCGGACGGTGGGGCGCCACTGGTGGCGCCCCACGAAAACCCTCCCGAACCGGACGGAAATGGACACGATGGGGCGCCAAGTGGGGCGCCATCCGTGGCGCCCAAGAACCTAAGAACCAAAGAACCAAACCACCACCACCACCGCGACGACGCGAACGTCCACGAACTGGTGGTGGTGGAAGCCCTCCCGGACCACCCCGACCCCGCTGCGATCGCCTCGCAGATCGTGGCGGCCCTCCCCCGCCCGATCGCCCGGCACATCCACGGCCCGACCCTGCGCACCGAGGCCACCCGCCTCGCCGCCCTCGGCTGGACCCCCGAGCAGCTCGCCGCCTGGACCCGGGAGGCGAACTGGGCCGGCGCCGGCCCGGCGCTCGTCACGTCTCGGCTGCGCGGCATCGACGGCCCGCCCCTACCCGCCCCGGTCCGGGCGCCCGTCCAGCTGACCCGCCTGTGCCCCGACTGCGTCGCCAGCGGCGCCCAGGAGCCCTCGACCATCCCGGTCGGGGCCGTCGCCTGCCCCGAGTGCTCCGAGGGCCACCAGCGCCTCGACAAGGCCCGCAAGGGCACCCTCCGGGCCGAGGCCGCCGCCGCTCGAGCTGCCCGGGTCGCGCAGGTTGCGCCCGCGACCTAGTCGCACCTACGATCGCTAATGTGGCAATCGAGATCACACAACGCGGCAAGCGGTGGAGCGAGACCGACGGCCGCGACGCCGTCCGCGACCGCAGCCACGACGTGTGCGAGCTGTGCCGCCACCGCGCCCAGCACTGGTGCCACCGCGAAGGCCGCGCCCAGGGCGGCACCTGGTCCCCGGCCAACGGCACCCACCTCTGCGCCCGCTGCCACGCCTGGTGCCACGCCGAGGTCCTCCTGGCCCAGGCCGCCGGCCTGATCGTCCCCAGCTACGCCGACCCCGCCCTGGTGCCCGTCTGGCTCGACACCGCCTACGGGCCCGGCTGGTGGCTGCTGGTCATCACCCCCGACGGCGACCACGACGTCGTCCCCGCCTACCCGAACACCCCGCCCCCGCCCCGGCCCACGCTGCCCGCGTGGACCCTGGCCGCCTGACCGGGAGACCCCGACATGTCCCCGACGCCCCGCCTGCCCAGAGACACCCAGCTCACCTGCGGCCGCTGCGGCTTCCAGACCCGCCTGACCACCGCCGGGTTCGCCGCCAAGGCCCTCGCCTCCCACGGCTGCGACGCCCACCTGGCCGCCGCGGAACGCCACGCGAAGTTCACCGCCCGGGTGGAGGCCAACACCATCACCAGGCACTGCCAGCACCCCGGCACACCCCACGCCCACGGCACCCACAACGCCTACGTGCTCGACGGCTGCCGCTGCCGAACCTGCCGCGACACGATCAACGCGGCCCGGCGACGCAACGCCCGCCACGACCTGTACGGCCGCCCACCCCGCTACATCGACGTCACCCCCGTCCGGGAACACCTGGCCGCCCTGTCCGCCGCCGGCGTCGGCCGCACCCGGATCGGTGAACTCGCCGGGATCTCCTCCGCCCGCGTCCGGGACATCACGCGCTCCAAGCGCATCACGCCCGACCTCGCCGCCCGCCTCCTGAAGATCACCCCCGAGGCGGCCCGCCCCGGCATGTTCATCGACGGCATCGGCACCCGCCGCCGCCTCCAGGCCCTGATGCTGCGCGGCTTCCCCCCAACCTGGCTCGGACGACGCCTGGCCTGGCCCCGGGTCGCCATGAACCACTTCCTGCGCCGCCCCGGCGACCACGTCAGCGCCGGCCGCGCCCGCAAGGTCCGCGACCTCTACGAGGAACTGTGGAACGCCAAGCCCCCGACGGACCTGACGACCGGTGAACGCCGGTCCCTGGCCACAGCGCTCGAGCGGGCCGCCCGGGAGAAGTGGGCGCCGCCCGCGGCGTGGGACGAGGACCTCAACCCGATCGACGACCCCCGGTCCCGCCCCCAGGGCCTCGGCCGCACCACGACCCGCGACACCTACGCCGCGATGCTCGACAACGCCGCCGAGCTGGCCGCCGCGGGCCTCACCCGCGACGCCGCGGCGATGCAGTTGGGCAAGGCCAACGCCGAGGCCCTGATGACCGCGCTACGTCGCGCCGGTGACCTCCTGGACCGCGAGGCCGACTACCTGGCCGTCCGGGAGCGATTCACCGCCACCCAGCAGCGGCGCCGCACGAGCGCGGCCTGATGGCCGCCGTCCACGTTCCCTGCCCCGCGTGCGGGCAGGACGTCATCGAGATCACCGCCGAGTACCAGACCGGCACCGGGTCACGGCACGCGATGCCCGGCGTCCAGTACGTCGACCCCGACCCGTCCCCAGTGACCGGCGGGATCGTCCTGCCCGCCGACGGCCCCTGGACCGTCGTGCGGCCCTCCGTGGCCGCTGACGCCCCGGTCCGGCACCGGTTCCACCGCTGCCCGAACGCCCCCGCCGAGCCCCGCGCAGTCCGGGCACCCAAGCCCGCACCGCCCCGCCAGCTCCCGCCCGACCTCGACGTCCCCGACATCACCGCGCCCCGCTACGGAAGGAACGCCCCGTGACCCTCGCCCCGCCCGCCCCCGACCCCCACGCCGGCCTCGGCGTCCTCATGCCCATCGACCAGATCAAGCCCAACGCGCGCAACGTCCGCCGGGACCTCGGCGACGTCACCGAGCTGGCCGACTCGATCCGCGAGGTCGGCGTCCTGCAGCCCTGCACCGTCGCCCCGTCCACGACCGACCCGGTGCAGTGCCCGGAGTGCGACACCCTGTTCCCCGTCGACCAGCTCGTCGGCGGAGCCTTTCCGAGGCACTGGCGCTCGCCGCAGAGCCGGCGCAACTGCCGCGCGGGCACCGAGGCCGCCCCGATCACCTACGACCTGATCGCCGGGCACCGGCGCCTCGCCGCGTCCGTCCAGGCCGGCCACACCCACCTGCCGTGCGTCATCCGCGCCGACCTCACCGGCGTCGTGGACGTCACGGTCGCCATGTTGTCGGAGAACCTGCACCGTGCCGACCTCTCCCCGATGGAGGAGGCCACCGCCTACGCGCAACTGCAGATCGCCGGCCTCGACGAGCAGACCATCGCCCGCCGCACCGGCCGGTCCCGCACCACCGTCGCCAGCCGCCTGAAGCTCATGGACCTCCCCGACCGGATGCAGGCCCGGGTCCACGAGCGGCAGATCACCCTGGACGAGGCCGCTGCCCTCGCCGAGTTCGCCGGCGACCCGGGGGCCCTCCGCGAACTGGAGCAGGCTGCCGGCACCCGCGACTGGCCCCACGCGCTGCGCCGGATGCGGGACAGCCGTGAGACCCGCCTGGAGCGGGAGCGGATGGTCGCCGATTTCGCTGCCCGCGGGTTCCGGGTCCTCGACAGCGGCGAGACGAGCGGGCTGTGGGAGCAGACGCTGCGCTCCCTCGACATCAGCGAGGACGACCACGCCCCGTGCGCCGGCCGCGCCGTGCACGTCACGCCGACCAACTTCGTCCAGAACTACTGCCTGGAGCCGTGGCTCCACGCCCCCGACCGGTTCCCCGACCCGGCCGCCCCGACCTACGACACCACGGCCCCAGCAGCCGGCGGCGACACCACCGCCGCGACACAGCCGGCGCTGCCCACGGTCGCCCAGCAGGACGCCGAAGCCCAGGAACGCCGAGCCGCCGAGCAGGCCGAGGCCGCTGCGGCCGCGAAGGCCGCGTTCGCCGTCCGGCAGGAGTTCCTCGAGACCTTCTGCCGTGACCGCCGCCCGGTGCCCGCCGACCAGGGCGCGGCGGTGCTTCGGCACCTGCTCGACCTGCTGACCCGCGCCTACCTCGGCGAGGTCGTGATGCAGGACTGGCTCCACATCCTCACCGGCGAGGACGTGGCCGACGTGGACGACGACGCCGCCGAGACCAAGGTCCGGGCCATCGTCGCGGAGCGGGACCCGATCCGGGTGCTGCTCGCCGAGCTCGCGGTCGAGTCCGACCGGCTGGTGTACCCGGCGCACTGGGGTCCGTCGCCGCTGGGCAGCCACCTGCCGTTCCTGCAGTCCCTGATCGCCGTGGGGTACGTGCCCTCGACGTGGGAGCAGGAGCGCATCGACGCGGCGCTCGCCTACCGCACCCGGGTGGAGTCGCCGGCGGTCGTGGACGTCCGCCTCCCCGAGCACGACGTCCCCGCCGACGTCGACCAGGCCGACAGCGACGACGAGGCGACCTCCGGCACCTGCCGGGTGTGCTTCTGCACCGACGACGAGGCGTGCGACCCGCCGTGCTCCTGGGCCGACGCCGAGCACACCATCTGCACCGCCTGCACGGCGGGCTGACCGGTGACCGACCTTCCTCTCGGCCGCGCGGTCGACATCGTGGTCGCCGCCGCCACCGCGGCCGGTCTCACCGCCCGGACCGTGAGCATCTCTGGCATCGGCTACTCCTCCTGGTTACCGGAACTGACGTTGCACACCGACTCGCGCCACCCGCGCAACGAGGCGACCGCCCGTGCGGTGTTCGCCCGCCTCGGCATCGCCGACGTCACGGTCAGGCCGGGATCCAGCAACCACTCCGCCGTCGAGGCCGACCTGCACCTGCTCGGCGTCCGCCTCGTCGTCGTGATCGAGCTGGTCACGGAGCCCGAACCGATCGCCTCCGCGGAAGAGGTCGCCGCCCTGGTCGCCGAGGTCGACGAGCGGCGCGCGGCCGCCGAGGCCGAGCCGTGCAGGTACACGCACGCCCACACGCGCGACTGGTGCGGCAACTCCACCTGCCGGGAGTCCTGATGGCCGGTGTCCGCACGCGCATCTGCCGTACCCCCGGCTGCGGCCAGCGGATTCTCCTGGTGCGGGTCTGGAAGCTCGACGAGCCGAAGTCCCGGACCGCCGAGCAGACCTGGATGCCCCTGGACCCCGACCCGCACCCCGCCGACGACACTACGGCGACGTGGGCGGTCGCTGGGATCACGGACCTGCGCGGCCGGGCGCTGCGCAGGGGCGAGCAGCCGTTGGCGGACGAGGTCCGGTACATGCCGCACCAGGCGACCTGCCCGGCGCTCGCCGCGCAGCGCAAGGCGAAGCAGACCGCCCTCACGCTGGTCCCCGACGCCGCGGCGGCGCCGTCCGCGGACGTCCTGCTCGCCGAGTTGGACGCCCTCGTCGGCCTCGCCGGTGTGAAGGGCGAGGTGCACCGCACCGTCCACCAGCTGCGGATGGCCCGGATCCGCCGCGACGCCGGGCTGCGCGCCCCGACGGTGTCCCGGCACCTGCTGTTCGTGGGCAACCCGGGCACCGGGAAGACGACCGTCGCGCGGATCCTCGCCGGCTTCTACCGCGCCTCCGGCCACCTCAGCCGGGGCCACCTGGTCGAGGTCGACCGGGCCGGCCTGGTCGGCGAGTACATCGGCCACACCGCGGTGAAGACCGCTGCGGTGATCGAGTCCGCCGTCGGTGGGGTCCTGTTCATCGACGAGGCGTACGCCCTCGCCCGCTCGGACTCGCCGCGCGACTACGGCCGCGAAGCGATCGACACGCTCGTGAAGGGCATGGAGGACCACCGCGACGACCTGGTGGTCATCGCAGCCGGCTACCCCCTGCCGATGCTGGACTTCGTCGACTCCAACCCGGGGTTGGCGTCCCGGTTCCGCACGACCATCCAGTTCGACGACTACGCACCCGCCGAGCTGGCCGAGGTGTTTGCCCGCCTCGCCGAGCAGGCCGAGTACCACGCCACCTCCGACACCCTCATCGCCGTCGCCGAGTACACCGCGACCCTCCACCGCGGCGAGGGGTTCGGCAACGGCCGCTGGGCCCGCAACGTCCTCGAGGACGCCATCGACCGCCACGCCTGGCGGCTGCGAGACGTCCTCACCCCCACCCCTGACCAGATGCGGGACCTGCTGCCCGCCGACCTCCCCTGGAGAACCTCGTGACCCTGACCCCACCCACACCGGCGCCCACGTTCCTCGTTGAGCGCCTCGCCGACGCGCTGTTCGCGGAGCGCGAGGCCCGCCACCGCCGCGGCGACTACGACGACGAGCTGACCAAGGACGTCCGCGCCGTCCTGGACGCCGCCGCGCAGTTGTCCGGCACGGCCGCCATGCCCGACGGCGACCTGCTCACCGCCGAGCTGGCCGGGACCGACCCGGACGAGCGGCGCCGCGAGCAGGCCCTGGCCGCGGCTGCGCAGATCTGGCAGGGCACCGCCGTCAGCATCGACTACGTGCTCAAGAGCGCGCAGGCCTTCGAGGCGTACCTGCGGGGCGAGCGGTGACCGCGACCCCACCCGCGCCCGGCGGCTGGTCGCTGCCGTTCGCCGAGCAGGCCGCCAGCCGGCTGCACGACGCCACGGACGGCGTCCTCGCCGGCGCCCTCACTGTCGGCGCGATCATCACCGAGACCCCCATCGGCCGGTTCCCCGGCCTGATGTTCCGCTTCCAGGACTCCAACGGCGCATGGTCCAAGCCCATCACCGTGCTGCTCGACGCCCACCACCTCGCCCAGGTCCCCGACCTCGTCATCGAGGCCACGGCCACCGCGATCCGCCGGGCAGGTGGCCGATGACCGCCGTCGGACGCCCCTGGGGCAGCCCCGCCGAGGTGCGGGCCATGGGCATCGTGCAGGAGCGCGAGGACGAGCTCAAGCGCCTGCGGGCCGGCGCCGACTCCGCCCCGCCGGAGTTCGGCACCGTGCTGACGCCGGCGCAGCTGTGGCACCGGCTCCTGCAGGCCCACGTCGACGAGCGGTTGCAGATCCTCGGTCACCTGCAGGTCGCCGCCCACGACGCCGCTCAGTGCGTGATGGCCGACCACGCCGGGCAGTTGCTGCACCTCGGTGCCCGCCTGCCCGTCGTCCGCCAGGACCGGGACGACGCTCGTGCCGTGGCCGGCGAGGTCCTGGCGGCCGCCGAGTGGCGGCCTTGCCGGGTCGCGGAGCAGGGCATCGACTGGCCCGGTGCTGTCCGGCACGTCACGCAGGTCCAGCTGGACACCTGGCGGGCACGAGCCGGGCTCACCGACGCCACGCCGGCGGCGACGTCATGACCGACCGGGAGCCGGACACCGGCGCGGTATGGCTGCGATCGGAGCCCGACCAGACCGGGACCTACCACCTGCGTCTGGAGCTGGGCCCGGGCGACGTCGTCCCCCTGGACACCCTGGCGGCGTACCGGTGGGCCGCTGAGGTCCTCGCCGCGACCGCGGCCGCGGAGCACGACGCCGCGGTCGTCGCCCAGCTGACCGCCCTCGGGGTCAAGGACAGCGTGGCGGCCGGCGTCGTGACGGCGCTGCGCGCGGACCGGCCTGGCTCCGGCGCGGCGGTGCCGGGTCTGGCGCTGGTCCCCGGGGTGTCGCACCGGACGCGGGACGGGTTCGTACTCCTAGAACGGCACGGGGAGCCGTTCGGGCAGTGGGACCTGGACGCCGCCCGGCACCACGCTGCGGGGGTCCTGGAGGCCGTCGAGGTCGCGTTGCTCGACGCGACGTACCTGCGGGCCCTCACCGGCCTCGTCGGCCTCGACCGTGACCGGGCGCTCGCCGTCGTCGCGGACCTGGCCAACCACCGGCCGCCCCAGCCGGCCGACCCCGACCCGCTGCTCGACCGGTACCGGGACGCACTGACCGTCATCGCGATGAGCGAGCCGGCCCCGACGCAGCCGCAGGCCGTCGTGCTCGCCCAGCACGCCCGGGAGGCGCTGGACGGCGTCGGGGCGACGTCGTGAGCTGGGTGGCGCGGCCGCGGCGCCTGCCCCGGGTCGTGGACGCCGTCCTGGTCGTCATCCTCGGCGGGGCTGCCCTCGTCGTGTTCGCCGTCGACCAGCTGCTCGCCGGCGCCCGTCGGCTCGGAGGCCGCCGCCGCTGACGCCCCCGGATCGAGGGGTCCGCACCTGGCCGGGGTGCGGGCCCCTTGCCGTTCCCGCGGATTCCGCTGACCCCGTTGCGATCGATCGCTAATCGGGCTAGCGTGATCGCATAACCCCACGATCGGCCCCCGAGGGAACCCATGCCCACCGACTACGCCCGCACCAGGCACGCCGCGCAGTCCCGCCTCGACAAGGCCGTCGCGATGGCCGCCTGGTGCTGGGACCACGACGTCCCCGCCGACGCCCTCTTCGACGCCACCCCGGACCAGATCGCCGCGCTCGCCCGCACCGTTGGCCACAACCCGCCCCGCACGGGCAGCACCGACACCCACGAACTGGTCTGCGCGCTCGTCCTCGTCCGCGAGGCCCGGGCCGCCGCACACCCCGACGACCCCGCCGCCCAGCGCGCCCACACCCCGACCTGCACCTGCCCCGGCGTCACCCCCGGGGCCCTGCCCACCCCACGCCGCCGGAGCGCCCCGTGACCCCCCTGACCATCGCGCACGTCCTGTCCCTGCCCGAGTGGACCCCCCGCCGCCCCCCGCCCGGGGAGCTGCGCGCCCAGACCGCCGCGTCCCGCCGGGACCTGTACGCCGCCCGCGCGCACGGCCTGACCGTCGTCACCGAGCACATGACGCCCCGCGAGTCCGGCGCCACGGTCCGCGCCCAGATCCGCGGCGCCCTCAACACCCTCGCCGCGACCACCCTGGACGCCGCGATCGGCCCACCCGAGATCACCGGCCCCAGCTGCGGGCACACCGCCTGCACCCGCCGCCACCTGCAGGACCTCGCCGCCCGCCAGGCCGTCGTCGCCGGCTTCCCCGACCTGGACGCCGCGTTCATGACCCTCGCGCTGTTCCCCCGCTCCCGCGCCTGGACCGTCGCCGTCACCTACGACCGCCGCGCCCGCGACGCACGCCTGTCCTGACCCACCCCACCCGGACCCGAGACCCGGAGACGATCATGACCACAGCCACCAGCCACACCCCCACCAACTGGACCACCCCACCCCGCCTCGCCACCCTCCTGGCCGAGGCCGCCGGGATCCGCGACCTCCACCCCGGTGCCCGCGTCCTGGAGCCGTCCGCCGGCGACGGCGCCCTCGTCGACGCCGCGCTCGCCATGCGCCCCGGCATCGACGTCCTGGCCATCGAGCCCGACCACCACCGCGCCGCCGCCCTCCGAGCCCGCGACCGCACCGTCGCCCCCTGCCGCCTGCAGACGTACGCCGCGCACTTCATGCCCGCCGCCCAGCTCGCCGGCGGCATCTTCCACGCCGCCCTCATGCACGCCCCCCTGGTCGACGTCGCCGACCCCGACGACCCCCACCCCTGGCTCACCCACCTCCACCTCACCCTGCCGTTCCTGCGCCGCGGCGCCCGCCTCGCCGCCCTCGTGCCCCTCGACCGCGCCGGGATCTACAGCCTCCGCGGCCGCGACGCCCACGAGCTGCTCACCCGCCCCCACGTCACCTACACCCCCGTCGCACCCACCGACCTCCCGCCCGGCATCACCGACCCGCACACCCTCCTGACCATCACCCGCTGAGGAGCCCCATGTACCCCTCCCACCGCGCCCAGCACCGCGCCGCCGCCCTCGCCCTCCGCGAGCAGCTCGGCCGCCGCCCCACCGGCGACGAGTACCAGCAGACCCGCAAGACCGTCGCCGCCGACCGCCGCCGCACCGAGCGGGACGACCCCTGGGCCCGCACCCGCACCCGCACCCAGCGGCGCGCCGCCGTCCTCGCCCGCCGGGCCCGCCGCGCCACCGTCAGCTCCTTCACCGGCCTCGTCCGCGCCGCCGTGCGCCCCACCCGCTGATCGGACCCCCATGACCCCCGAACTGCTCGCCGAGGCCATCGCTCGCGTCCTCGACCGCTCCCCGGAGTTCCAGGACGCCAACCCCCTGCCCGACGACCCCCACGTCGTCGCCGTCACCGACCACCAGGGCGACGAGTACTTCCTGACCGTGGAGCCCGCATGAGCCTGACCAACGGCCTGGCGTCCGCGGTGAACACCGTGATCGAGCGCCTCACCGGCCAGCCGTCCACCCCGTTCACCGGCCACCAGGCGCCCACCGACCACCAGCTCGTCGAAGCCGTCCGCCTGCTCGCCAGCCGAGCCCACCGCACCCTCGGCGTCGGGTTCGACGCCGACCGCGCCGCCCTCGCCGTCGAGCGGTGGCTACAGAGCCCCGACCGCCCCACCGACCCCACCATCACCGAGCAGATCGCCGACTGGACCGACGCGATCCTCGACGACATCCAGGCCGACCTCGACAGCTCCACCCTCAGCGCCGGCGGCCACTACTGGAGCGCCGACAGCTTCACCACCACCGGTGAGCGGCTCCCCAGGGGCGTCCTCACCTTCACCCGGTACCCCGACGGCCCCCAGGTCACGGTCCGCCTGTCCCTGGACATCACCGAGGGGCGTCCCGCGTGACCGCCCACCCCGAGGTCGTCCTCGACGTCCACGGCCCCGACCCCCGACAGCTCATCGTCCCCGGCACCCCACCCACCCCCGGCCCGTCGACTGACGACGGCCATGGAACCGACCCCGAGAGGACCCAGCCCATGGACACCACCGCGACCGAGTCGAGCGGGCCGCCGCGGCGGAAGCAGGTGCGCGGCGCCGAGCGACAGGAGCTGATGCAGCGGGCCGCGAAGCTCTACAAGGCGAAGGGCGGCACCGTGCGGTCCGTGGCTACCGAGATCGGCATGTCCTACGGCGGGGCGCACCGGCTCCTGAAGGACGCCGTGCGGGCCCGGCTGCTGGACGGCATGAAGTCGCGGGGCACCCGGTGATCGGCGTGACGCGGGAGCCGTCCCGGATCGAGACCGCGGTGTCCCAGCTGATGCAGCGCGTCGGGATCATCGACGCCAGCGAGGCCCGCGCGGTCGCGGACGTCGTCGCGTCGCTGCCGGCGCTCCCGCCGGTGACGGCGACCAGTGACCGGGGGGCGCTCGTCGAACGGGCGTTGCGGACGGCGCGGGCCGGGTACACCGCGGCGGAGGAGGTCGGGGAGCTGCCGCCCGTGTTGCTGCGGCAGTTGGTCGTCGACCTGGCCGCGCACGCCGTGTCGTGGGCCGCGGCCCTCGACCGGGAAACGCCCCGTCAGCAGGTCATCCGATGACTGTCGAGACGATGCCCGCCGCCATCGTGGTCGACGAGGTGGCCGACCGCCGAGAGGCCGAGCAGCGGCGCCGCATCTACGCCGAGGCCCTCGCCCGCAGCTACACCGGGGACCTGCCGTGCCTGCTGTGCGGCCTCACCCTCGACCCCACCGCCGTCGAGGCCTGCGACTGCCCGGAGCCGGTCGTCCCCCAGGTCGACGACATCGTGGCCGGCCAGCAGGCCGTCATCGAGTCCCTGCGCGCCGAGCTGGGCATCGCCCGCGCGCAGATCGACCGCGACCACCTGACCATCCTGCGGCAGGCCGTCGGCCTGGCCGTCCTCGAGGCCGAGTTGACGGCCACCCTGGAGGGGCGACGGCATGACCGGGCAGCGTTCGACGAGTTCGTGGTGGCGGCCCGCCGGGCGCTCGCGGGCGAGGCTGGCCCGTCACGCCCGGGACCGGGCTCCGTGGTGGCGCCGCAGTCGCGTCGCGGTGGCTGAGCGCGGCTGACGGGACGGCGAAGGGCCCCACCTCCGATGGCCTGGAGGTGGGGCCCTTCGCCGTGCCGGAGTGCATCAGGAGTTGACCGCAGCGGCTGCCTGGCGGTACATGTATGATCGCAAAAGAGGTGTAGCACTCGTCACGGCTCCAACCGTGCGCGTGCCGGGACCGACCCGCTGGTATGGGCGAGGTCACCCGACTTCGACCCCGGAGACCAGCCGTCCCAGTACTGACCGGGCGGGCCCCCAGCGATCACACAACTTCATACCCACGAAGATCATGCCGTCTCCCCGTGGGGTCAGTGTCGTGCCTCGACAACGCTGAGCACCTCAGCGGTCGACGCCTGACGCCGGCTCCCGGAGACGGTCACCACCGAGCCCGGGACCCGACGTCCCGGGCTCGAGCGCTTTGCGGCGAGGCGTGTGCCACACGTAGGCCAGACCCAGCAACGACGAACGGCCTCCAGGTCCTGGCGAGGGAGGAGGCCGGTCGTCACCCTCGACCGGAAGGTGAAGGCACCATGAAGGTACGCCGAGTCGATCCCCAACGCCCAGACCCCGACGGCCTGCCGACCCGCTGGGGCCTGATCATCGCGATCAGCGCCGGCATCGGCGTCCTGGTCGACCAGCCCCTCGGCCCGGGCCCCGGCCTCGCCGCCGCCATCGCCGCGGCGGCCGCGCTCCACAAGGTGCTCGCCGAGTAGCCGGCCAGGCAACGCGAAGGGCCCCACCCCCGGGTCGGGGTGGGGCCCTTCGTCGTCGCTCAGGCGTTGCCCGTGGCGATCGCCCGGGCCGTGGTGCCGGGCGTCAGGACGTCCCGGGCCAGGCGCAGCGCCTCGTCGTACGTGAAGCGGGTGACCGCCAGGTGTTTGGGGGTCCGCTCGCTGGGTCGGGGGTCGAGCGTCCAGTACGCCATGGCCGTCAGGACCTGCTGCGGGTCCCGGGTCGGGCTGATCGTCCAGCCGCCGGCGCTCTGGCGCAGCCACAGCTGCCGCACCGGGGCGGTGTCGGCGAGACTGGGGTTGGTGAGCTGGACCTCGGTCGTGACCGGCTCGATGGCCGGCGCCGCGGTGTCCTCGTCCGGGCCTGTCCGCGGTGCGCCGGACAGGGTCTGGTCGGCGTAGTGCGGCACGCCGGGGATGAGGGTGCCGGTGGAGTCGCAGTGCAGGCAGCCGATGCCGGTTGGGGTGCCCTGGCACTGGGGGCAGGTGACGGCGGTGGGGTCGGAGATGAGGTTCATGGTCGTGTCCCTCCGGGTGGTGTTCGGGGTGCGGGGCGGGGTGGTCACGCCCTCCGCATGTGGAACACATTACGCGCCATGATGAGTGTGCGCAATACGGGTGGAACACTTTACTCGGGCTGTGCGTCGATCTCCGGGCTGTGCGCGTCCAGCGCAGCCTCCACCTCGCGCAGCCGCCAGATCCGACCTGCGCGCAGCTCAGCCACCGGCGCCGGCCACCACGCTGTGCGGGTGAGCGCGTCGACCCGCTGACGGGACACCGTGCGGCCGCGCGCAGCCAGCAGCTCGCGCACCTCCGCTACCCCGACCAGCGCCTCCACGTCGCGCAGCGTACCTGCGCGACCCACCTGCGCGGGCCCCTGTGCGGCCACCTGTGCGCCGCACAGCCCTGCGCGGGCCTCCCGACTGTGCGCCGCACAGCCCTACCCTGTGCGGCGCACAGCCGGGCGCACAGGGGTTGCGGGTTGACAACCCCCCGACTGTGCGCGCACAGTGGATCCGCTAGCCCAGCTAGCGACCACGTGTAGCACGACGAGCGACGCGCAGCGTCCGCTCAGCCCCGGCGCACAGCCCGCCGCACATCCACCCCCGCGCACAGCCCGCACACCTGGAGCCCCCGTGCCCAACCCCGCACACCCGGGCGCACAGCCGCCCGCACAGCCCGACGCGCAGCCCGCGCAGCCCGTGAACGGCGCCGCGCAGGCCGCCCGCCACGCCGCCGTCGCCCACGCGCACGCCGCGACCCCCGCCCGGCTGCCCTGGTACGCCGGACCCCGCGTCCGCGCCATCACCGCCGCGGCCGCCGCGTTCCTGGCCCTCGACCTAGGCGTCATGGGCTCGACCCTGACGTCCACCGGCCTGCTCCGCCTGGTCCTGCTCACCGCGATCGCGTTCGTCGTCGTCCGCGTCACCTGGCGCCCGTACCTCGCCGCCCTCCGCTCGTCCCTGCACGTCACCCGCCCCACCGCCACCTCGAGCTCCACCGGCGACCGGGACGCCTGATGGCCGGCCACCCGGACACCGACGTCGAGGTCTGGCGGCGTCAGGGCAAGCGTCGCCGCCTGCTCACGACCCGCCGGCCCGTCGAGGCGAAGGACACCCCGCAGACCCGCGTGGTGATCCAGGAGGCGTGCCGGGTGGCCCGCGTCCCGTGGTCCGACCTGGAGGTCCGCGTCCGGATCCCCAGGTCGGCCCGCTGGGAGACCTTCTACGTCGACTAGTGCCCTGACCTGCCCGGATGCCCTGTTGTCGGGTTGTTGGTGTCCGGGCCCTCCCTTACGCGCAGGCGCGCGCCCGACAAACATCCCGCCCCGATCGGGGCTGGGACCGACAGGCGGACCCGCCGGCCTCCGACAGGCGGGAGAGGGGAGAACCCCGTGTCGTCCTGGGCCGTGTTCGCCATCTCGGTGGTCGCAGCGTTCGCCCTGCACTGGCTCTCCGGGGAGTTCCACCCGCCACGGATCGGGACGTGGGTCGAGCTGACCCTGTCCGTCCTCGCTGGCATCTGCGCGGTGTCCGCGTCGGTGCTGGCCGTCGACCAGGGCTGGCTCATGGGGACTCTGTCGACGCTGGCCCGGGCCGAACCGGTCCGGATCTTCTTCGGCCTGGTCGCCTGCGCCGTCCCGCTGTGGTTCCTGCTGGCGATGCTCCCGGCGTCGTGGTCCCGGTTCGGGATCTCCTACCTCGCGCTCGCCGTGTTCATCATCTCGGTCCCCCTGCAGGCGTACGCCTTCTCGGGGAAGGTCCCGCACGGCATCAGCGTCGGGACCGTCGAGACGGCGCAGCAGTTCAGGGCGATCACCCGTGACTGGTGGGTGCGTGCCTGATGGACCCCATCTCGATCACGATGATCCTGCTGCTCGCCGGGTGCGGGGCCACGTGGCTCGACAACCGGTGGGACGCCGCGATGGAACGTGTGCGCGGCGGCCAGCCCACGAACCCGTGGGCCCGCCCGATCCCGACGCCGGTGCGCGCAGCCGCACAGCACGCTGTGCGCGCTGGCCGCGCAGCCGCCGTCGAGCACCGCGGCAGCGGCAACGGGACCTGGCGGCCGGCGCCCGAGGCGGCGCACAGCTCGGTCCCGCACAGCACCGACGACCCGGCACCCGTCCCCGTCGCGAAGCCGCACAGCGGCCCGGTCGCACAGCCCGGTCCGCGCGCAGCCCGCGCAGGTGTGCGCGTGTGGTTCGGCGCAGGTGTCGAGGCTGTGCGCGAGGGGACGCGCGCAGCGCCCGAGGGGTGGCGGGCCGGTGCACAGCCGGTCCCGTCGCCACGGACCCCGGACCCTGCGCCCGACCCCGCGCCCGCGCAGCCACCCGCACAGCCCGTCCCCGTGCAGCCCGCTGCGCCCGCACAGCCCGACGCACAGCCGCCCGCACAGCCCACCGGCGACCAACCGGCCGCCACCGCACCGACCGCAGGAGACCCCATGGGAGAGCTCGGACCCATCCCCACCGAGATCGCCGACCACGCCACCCTCATCCAGGTGTTGCGCCGCGTCGGTGCCGCGATCGAGGACGACATGGGCGCCGCCGGCGGCGGCATCCGCTCCCTGATCGCCAAGCTCGCCGAGCTGGCCACCAAGGCGCAGGCGGTCCGGACGCTGCCCGAGCGGTGCACCCCGGACATCGGGGGCCCCACCCAGGGCCGCCTCGACGAGCAGGCCGCCCAGGCCGCGCTCCTGCACCGCCGTGTCACCGAGGCGATGGACCAGCTCGGTGCGCTGCAGGCCGACCTGCAGCACCTCGCCGAGGCCACGACCGGCGCCCAGCAGACCGCGACCGCCGCACGCGGCTGACCCGTCACCCCGTCCGACACCCTGGAGAGGAGGTCACGATGACCCGGACCCACGACCGGCACGCCGACGTCGAGTCGCGCCGTCAGGCCCGCCGGTGGCGGCGCCTGGAGCGTCGCCTCGACGGCCGGCCCTGGCACCAGCGTCTGTGGTGGGTCCGGGGCCCCGTCCTGCTGGCCCGCGCCGTCCGGCGGATCGTCGCCCTGGTCGTGTCCCTGCCGGGTCGGCGCCGGCGGTTCGGCTGGCCCCTGCTGGCCGCTGTCGCGGCCGCGGTGCTCGTCGCGCCGCTGCCGTGGGCGCTCGCCGCCGTCCTCGCGGTGGCCGCGGCGTGGCTGCGGGAACGCCGCGGCGGACCTCGCCGGGTCGTGTCCGACCGGGAGGCGTGGCTGTGGGCCGGCGCGCTCGCCGTCGTGGCCGTCGCGCAGCAGCTGCTCGACGGCCGCCCCTGGTGGGCCGCCCCGGCCGCGACCATCCCGACGTCCGTCGCGTGGATCTGGGGGAGGCGTACCCGCCGCCCGGGCCGCTTCGAGCAGGCGTGGGCGGAGCACGTCGCCGGCGAGCAGGATTGGGCCCGGTCGACGGTGCGGGACGTCCGGGTGAAAGTCGACCGGAAGGGATACCCCGACGGCACGTTCACCCTGGTCGTCGCGAAGGGGCAGACCGCGAAGGACGTTGCCACGAAGGGCGACGAGCTGGCCTCCCACCTGGCCGACGCCTTCCCGGTGCTCACCGCTGGGTCACTGATGGTGTCCCACGGGCACGGCGACCCGATCCGGCAGGCCCGCGTCGCGATCGCGAACCCGCGCCGTCAGGCGGAGCCCCGGTACTGGCGGGAGCCGTCCCTCGACGAGCGGACCGGGCTCTACCAGATCGGCGACACGATGCACGACGGGTCCCGGGCCCAGATGTGGCAGCACGCCGGCGGCGTCAACACCGTCGCCGTCGGCGGCCCAGGGAAGGGCAAGGGCGGCTTCACCGTCGTCACGGACGTCGAGGCTGCGATCAGCCGCCACGTGGTCCTGATCGTGCTGGACGGGAAGCGGGGCGCCGGTGTGCCCGCGCTGCGCTACGGAGCGTCCCTGTACGCCCGGACCCCCGGGCAGTGGATCGTCGCGTGGGACGCCGCCATGACGATCATGCGGATGCGCGCCGACGAGTACGGCGAGGCAGGCAAGTCGCTGTGGTCCCCGCAGTCCGACCCGCTCATCAAGGTCACGTGCGACGAGTGGCGGTACATCCACCGTGCCTGGCCGCAGATGCGCGAGGACGCCGTCTGGTGGACCGGGCAGACCAGAAGCTACGGCGGGCACCTGCACCTCAACCTGCACCGCGGCGACGGCGACGGCTACGGCGACACCGAGATCAGAAGCAACATGTACGCGAACGGTCAGGCGTGGATCGGTCCGCAGGGCGACCTGTCCGCGGAGAACTGCGCCGTCCAGTCCTGGGGCGTCAAGCCCGCGACCCTGCCCCCGTACCCCGGGTGGGGCGACCTCTGCCAGACGATCAACGGGGACGTCGGCTCCGCGGTCCGCGCGAAGAACCTGTGGCTCCCCACGAACGCCGAGGTCGCCGAGTTCGGTGTCCCCGCCCCCCACGGCACCGCCGACGACATCATCCGGGAGCACGCCGTGTTCCCGTCCCTGCCGCCGGCGATGCAGGCCGTCCTCGACACCGCCCGGGAGGCGATCGAGTCCGGCCGCGCCGACCAGCCCGAAGCGGTCGAGGAAGCCCGGGAGCGGGCCGCCGCGACCCAGGGCCGCCCCGAGACCGTGGACGCCCTGATCCTCGCCGCGCTCGCCAACGCCCCCGACCAGGCCGCCGGCGCCACCGACCTGGCGAAGGCCATCGGCCGTGACCGCGCCTACGTGCAGGAGCGCCTCACCGTGCTCCGCGACACCGGGCGCGTCCTGCAGGAGGGCCCCCGCCGCCCGTACCGCCTACCCGCCCCCGCCCAGGAACTGGAGCCCGCCTCGTGACCCGCCTCCGTGCCCACCTCGACCGGGGCCGCGGCATCTGCTACCTCGTCATGCTCATCGCAGGCGGGATCTCGATCTACGCGAACGTCGCGTTCCAGCTGATCGAGCGCGCCGAAGATGGGACGTGGATGCCCCGCCGCGACCCGCACCTCGACGCGATGGCGCTCGCCGCGGCCGCGCCGATCCTGCTGTGGGCGACCCTGGAGGTCCTGATCCGGGTGGAGGGCCGCGGCCTGGCCGCGTGGACGGTCCGGGTCGGCACCACCCTGGTCGCGGCCGCGTCGTTCATCGCGTCGTTCCAGAACATCCGGAACCTGCTGCTGTCGTTCGGGGACTCCCAGCTGACCGGCTGGACGTACCCGCTCGGCATCGACGGTGCACTCGTCGCGGCCGCCGCGGCGCTGTGGCAGATCCGCGTCACCGCCACCGCCGCGCCGGCCGCCGCGGTGGGGGAGGCCCCGGCCGTGGAGGCGCCGCGCTCGCCCGCTGAGCCGCGCCGCCGCAAGGCCGCCGAGCCGCTGCCCGCCGCGGCGCCCACCGAGGCGCCGACCACACCAGCGGTGGACCCGGCCCCGGTCCCCGCCGCGGCACCCACCCCGCCGCCGGCGCCCCGCCCCCGCGCAGTCACCGCCCGCCCGGCCGCCGCCGTCCAGCCCGACACCAACGCGCGGGACGCCCGGATCCGGGCCCTCGCCGCCGAAGGCAACGGCCGACCCACCGTCGCCCGGACCCTCCGCGACGAGGGCTACTCGATCTCCGACACCGACCTCGCGACGATGCTCCGCCAGTTGCGCGCCGAGACCGAGGGGAGGGCCGAGCAGCATGCCTGACGACCTCCCGGCGTGGGGCACCCCCGACGTCCCCCCGTGGGGCACCCCGGAGTCGATGGAGACGTGGCAGGTTCACCGGACCGTCACCGTCGTCCATGTCGTCACCGTCCCCGGGCCCCGGCCCGGCCTCGCGCTCGCCGTCGCAGCCGGCGTCGCGATCGCCGCTATCGCCGCCGTCCGTGTCGCACCCGCCGAGGGCGCGCCGGCGACGACGCCGGCGTCGTGGACGGTCCCGGTGTCCCTGCCCCCTGAGTTGCCCGCCGGGTCACCGGTGCCGTCCGGGCCGTCGCCCTCGACGTCGTGGATGCCGCCCGCCGACACCCCCACCTCGAGCCCCACCCCGACGTCCACGCCGACGCCGAGCCCGCCGGCGGGCACCGTGTCGCCGACGGACGTCCCGACCACCGACCCCACCACGTCGTCCGAGCCCCGCTGGGGGTTCGCCGATCGCGTCGCCCACGAGCTCGCGACGCGCGGCGCACGGTGACCCTCACCGTGCGCTGCTCCTGCGGCCTACCGATGCAGATCAAGGCCGGTGCCTGCGACCCGCCGTACCGCTGGTGCTGGCGCTGCGACCGTCAGCCGGCCCAGGTCTGGTGGTGGCCGTTCCCGCAGGGCACCTGACCACCCCCACAGACTGGATGCCGTCAGCCCCTCGCTCGGGGAGAGGCTGGCGGCATCCTGCACGACACACTGGACATCGACCGCGCGGACCCGAACCCGCACCGCGCCACCTCTGGAGGACGAGTGACCCGCCGAGAGAACCGAGAGAACCGGCTACGCCCGGCCCGCATCCAGGGCAACCACGTGTTCTCCGTGCGGATCCCCCCGGACAGCCACGCGCGGGTAGCCGAGACGGTCCGGCGCAGCGACCTCGGCCCCGGCGACACCCTCCGCGCCATCGTGGACGCCGGCGTCGCCGTCCTCGACACCGCCCGCCGCGCCGGGATCACCCCCCTCGCGGCTGCCGCGCAGCTGGTCGCCGACGGCCAGGCCGTTGCCGACGTCCGGTCCCGTGCCGTCGACATCGCCGCCGCCCCGCACGACCCTGGCCGCTAGCCCGGTTATGCGGTGACGCTCGTGGCATCATCCAGGCCATGACCCGCGCGCTCGCCCGCCTCGCCTTCCTCACCGTCCTCGCGGTCGCTGCCGCCGCGCTCGCCCGCTGGGTCGACACCCGGTACGGCGAGGACTTCGCTGCGTCCCGGACCGCCGCGCCGTACTGGGTGGAGTGACCGTGGTCGACGTCCCCGACGAGGTGCGGCGCATCGAGCCGACCGCTGACCAGCGGGCCTTCGCCCGGGTCATGCGCCAGACGTACGCGGCGCTGATCCTGGAGGGGTTCACCGAGGCTCAGGCCCTCACCCTGATCGGTCACCTGCTGGCGGCGAACCGGCCATGAGCGACGACACCAGCGTGCAGCGGCCCGCGTCGACCGTCAGCGAGACGTGCTGCTGCGGCGCGTCGTGCTCCGTCACCGCCCCCCGGTTGGCCGGCGCCCGCCGGACGGTCGAGGCATGGCGTACGGGGCACCCGTGCCCGAAGGCGACGCCCGCCCGGCCCGGGTTCCGGCCGTGAGCCGCAAGGCCTTCGACCCGGACCGGCACTGCGGTGGCCGGTCCCGGTCCGCGGACGGCCAGCCCTGCACCCTCGGCAAGGGCCACGGCACCGACCACCGCGGGTTCGGCCACTGCAAGTTCCACGGCGGCGCCACCCAGAACGGGACCGTCCACGCCGACCGGGAACGGGTCGTCCAGGAGGTCCGCCGCCTCGGGCTGATCGACGACGTCACCATCGACCCGGAGATCGCGACCCGGGAGCTGCACCGCGAGATCCTCCGCTGCGTCCAGGCGATCAAGTTCGCCGAGGGGAAGATGAACGAACTCCCCGACGATGACGACCTGGTGGTCGGGGTCCGGTACACCCGCACCAAGCACACCAAGGGCGGGGAGCACGGCGCCCAGACCGAGACCGTCCAGGAAGTCGCCGCCGCCCCGCACCAGTGGCTGCAACTGTGGCGCGCCGAACGGCAGCAGCTGGTCCGCGCAACGTCGGTCGCGATGACCAGGGACCTGCAGGGCCGGATCGTGGCGTCCCTGGAACAGCAGGGCGCCCTGATCGGGGACCTGATCGACGGGATCCTCGCCGACCTGGCGCTCACCCCGCAGCAGCAGGCCGCCGTGGACGACGTCGTCACCCGGCACCTGACCCTCATCGAGGGCCGGGCAGCGGGGTGACCGTGTGGCGCTGACCGCGTGGGCCGCGGCACGGCGCCGCTACCAGCCCGCACCCCGACGGTTCTCGAGCCCGTTGGAGTACGGGCGCGCGGTCATGCCCAAGATGGTCGTCACGCCGGCGCTGCAGCTCATCTCCGACGCCCTGGTGGCCGTCGAGGCGGGTGACATCGACCGGCTGCTGGTGTCGATGCCCCCGCAGGAGGGCAAAAGCTCCACCGTCGACCGGCTGGGCATCGGGTGGGCGCTGAGCTGCCAGCCGCTGCTGCAGTGCGGCATCGCGTCGTACAGCGACCGCCTGGCGACCAGGTGGTCCAGGAGGATCCGCAACGACATCCAGGCCAGCAACCGCCGCGGCGGTGTCGACCTCGGGCTGCAGCTGGCCCCGGACCAGTGGGCGGCGGACGACTGGCGCCTCGCGAACGGCATCGGCGGGGTCTACGCGGCGGGCATCGGGGGCCCGTGGTCGGGGTTCCCGCTCGACCGGCTGGTCGTGGACGACCCGCACAAGAACCGCAAGGAAGCCAACAGCACGATCATGCGGGACGCCGTGTACGACTGGTACACGTCCGCGGGCACCGCGCGGCTGTCGGCCGCAGGCCGGATCGTGATGGTGATGACCCGGTGGCACTGGGACGACCTGGCGGCCCGGGTGCTCGACGCGGACAAGGTCGGCCGATGGCACGTGATCAACATTCCGGCGCAGGCCGACCCGGAGATCGCCGACCCTGACCCCCTCGGCCGCACCCCCGGCGTCTACATGATCTCCGCGCAGGGGCGCACCGAGGAACAGTGGGAGAAGCGCAAGGAAGAGGCCGCGGAAGAGTGGACGCCCCTGTACCAGGGCGCCCCGGCCGACCCGGGGAAGAAGTTCTTCGACCTGAGCAAGATCCGCTGGTGGCACCTGTCCCGCGACGGCAAGCAGATCATCTGCGGGCCGCAGACGTGGAACCTGCACGACTGCTGGCGGTTCGCCACGGTGGACACCGCGAACACCGAGAAGGCGGGCAGCGACTTCACCGTCGTGTCCGCGTGGGCGATCCCCCCGGACGGGTCCCTCGTGCTCCTGGACGTCGCCCGGGAGCAGCTCAACGAGGACAAGCAGCTCGGCCTCGCGCGGCCCCTGGTGGAGCGGTGGGCCCTCGACGTCGTCTACGTCGAGGCCAGCATGCGCGGCACCCTGCTGGTCCGCCAGGCCGTCGCTGAGGGCTGGCACATCGAGGACCTGCACGCCGACCGGTCCAAGACGCTGCGCGCGGCGCCGGCGGCCCGGCTGGTCCGGCACGGCCGGGCATGGTTCCCCGCCGAGCACGAACACCTGATCGTGATCAAGAAGGAGATGAAGCAGTTCCCGGCCAGCAAGCACGACGACTTCGTGGACACCTTCGGCTACGCGAGCCTCGTGCGGCACACCGACTGGGCGCCGCCGCTGACGGGCCGGCCCCCGGCATCGGACCCGGCGCTCGCCGAGCTGCGGGCCGCGACCCCCGACGCGGACGGGTTCGACCCGATGGACACGCCGTTCTGACGGGGAGCCGTCGAGGTGCTGCACGGGGTGCAGTTCTTCCCCAACATGTCGACGAACGGCTTGGGGACGTGAGCGGGGACGAGCGGTCGGCGGCTGGAGTGATCATTGCTGGCCAGGGCCAGCAGCCGGGCGAAGAGCCTCGTGCCCCCTGATCCCTGTCCGACCACCGTTCAGCGACACGCCCGAGGGGGAGACACGCCGTGTCTACCTGTCGGGGGAGTGCCGCGGGCCTGTGACCTGCGGCGACTGTCGAGGCGACTCATATTCATGCACAGGCTGTGGAGCGTTGGGGCGCCTTATCCACGACTTTTCCACAGGGCGGGATGGGGTTGTGCCCAGGTCGTGCACACACCGATTTCGTCCGTGCCCCGGTCTCTACCTATGTTCGTGCCGACCCCACAGGTCAGCCCTCACCCATTCGGCCATCGGGCGCGAGCAAAGTCTGCTGTCGGCGGGGCGGGCTTTACTGGGGGTGCAAAACACGAGAGGCCCGGTGCTCGTAACACCAGGCCGCCCGCACGGAGAGGAAGCCCCCCGTTGTCTCGCAGCAGCAAGGTACCGCCCACCCCTGACCTCTTGCCTCCCGCGCCGCCCCCGCCGGCCGCACGCGCCCGCTGGTGGGTCGTGGCGGCCGCGGCCATCACCGCGATCGGCACCGCGATCGCCGCCACAGGGGGCCATCTCGACCTGGCCTTCCGGCTGACCTGGTGAACGTGGACGAGCCCCCCCTCGCGCAACGGTCGAGGGGGGCTCGCGCCGATCAGGATGCCGGACGCCACCGACAGGCTCACTGGTCCGTCAGCGGCTTGCACGTCGTGCACAGCCGCAGGAACGACTCAGCCGCGATCGTGCGTAGCGGCCCGGTCGCGGTGGCCGGCGGCCATGGCACGGGCGGGCCGGTGCGGGTGGCGGTGCAGTCGGCGCGGTGGACGACGCCGCCGGCGCGCACGAGGGCGGTCGGGTCGGGGGCGGACATGATCACTCCGTTTCGCTGGTGAATCCGTAGGTGCTGGCGGCCAGGCCGTGGCCGTGCTCGTCGTGCTCGGCCTGCCGGTGGGAGCAGCGGGCGCACAGTGGGCCGTGCTCGCTGTCGGCCAGCTCGCGGGTGAGGGCGGCGCACTGGGCGCACGCGCCGGGCAGCAGCGCCGCCACGGCGTCGAACAGCGGCGCGTTCTCCGCCGTCCGCATGAGCATCGGGCGGGGCGCGTGGGGCCGGCCGGGCGTGACCGCCCAGATGATCGAGTCGGTGCCCTCGCGCATCCGCTCGTGCGTGACGTACAGGCCCGCCAGGGGCGCGGCCGGAGGGGGAGTGGTCGGGGCGGTCTGGTCCATCGGGTGATCTCCGATCGGGCGGGGGTTACGGTGGGCGGGCCGGGGGGGGGGGGGGGGGGGGGGCCCCCGGCCCCCCCCGTCCGGTGGAAGGCACTGGCAGCCAGGCCGGGGAAACCCGGCCACCAGTGCCCGTTCTCAGGCCCTGGGCACCAGCACCCAGGCGGAGTACGCG